GGCGCTGTGAGCCCATGAAATGGCTAGTTTTTTTATTTTTTTTTATTAATTTCATTCACCTGGCCGAGGGGCGAGCTCGCGCCCGCGCACACGCGCGCGAACAATTAAAGCCGCCGTCATGATCTCCCGATCTCTTGACGGCGGCGGATGTGAAATTCAGGTCCTTCCTCATTTCATCCTCCGAGCTACTGAAAAGGGCCAAAATTTAGCACACTTTTTATCACACTTAAACGGCAACAAACGGCATTATACGGCAAGATAGAAAAGCGGAAAAATAAGAAAAGCGGCCCCGGATCATGCTCGATCCAAAGGCCGCTGTTGCAGTTCTGTTGTATGGATTTTTTGTAAAATGAAAAAAGCCGGAAAGTCTTGATTATCAAGGCTTTCCGGGCTGGTGACCTAGCGGGGATTCGAACCCCGGACCCACTGCTTAAAAGGCAGTTGCTCTGCCTACTGAGCTACTAAGTCAAACTGGCAGGGATGGCGGGATTCGAACCCACTATATCGGAGTCAAAGTCCGTATATTCAAAACCCGCTATCTACTGTGCCACAACGGAAGCCGCCACTCCGTTTTCTTCGTTATCACACTTTTTAGTACAGTGCAATTTGTCCAGTGCCTTGACCGCGCTGTCCAGCACGTCGGGCGTCGTGTCGATGTAGTAATTGCTGGTGACGGATATATCGCTATGCCCCATGAGATACTTTGTCACGTTGATGGGGACGCCCGCCCTCTGTAAATCCGTCCCGTAGGTATGCCGCAGGCTGTACGGCACGAGCGCGTTCCAGCAATCTTCTGTTTCTTTGAGGGGGTGTTTCTCGTAGCAATGCTTCACGATCTGGTTGCGATAGACCTCGGCCCCCATGTGGATATCAAGCTCGCGCTTGAAGTTGTTCCACAGGCAGCGCAAGGACCCCTCTGTATGCCGTTTCCTCCCTTTCGGCTGCAGCAGGACATACTGAAAGTCGCCGCCCTTCGGCTTGTTCAACCGGGGCAGCAGCTTTTCGGGGATCGGCACGTCACGGATTCCGGCGGCGCTTTTCGGTTCTTTGATGTTGTCGGTGCTGCCGGATTCCAAGTCTTTTGTAACATGAATCACGCCATTTGTCAAATCAATGTCCTTCCATTGGAGGGCGATACACTCCCCGGGACGCAGGCCGCAATAGAGCATGAGGAGGACGTACAGGCCGCCGCGGTGCCACTCGGCCACGTCCAGGATGTTTTTGCGCTCATACTCCGTGATGCTGTGACGCTGGCCGACGGGAGCTTTCGGGAGCTCCAAATCTTCGGCGGGATCGTAAGGGATCAGGCGGCTTTTGCGGGCCTGCTTAAACATGGCCTGCATGGTGATCTTGACCTTTTGGGCGGTGCTCTTGCTGGTGTTGGCCTTGTTCAGGACCTTTTTCAAATGGGTGTCCCGCACGTCTTTCAGCTTCATGGAGCCGATGGCGGGCAGGATGTACTTTTTCAACTTCTCATGATACATACCGGCGGATTTGCCGGTGATGTCCCGCGTATCTACATAGACTTCCAGCCACTCCTTCGACCATTTCTTGACGGTGGTGTTGCCGTCGAGCTTCTGGCCGTTCTGCCGGACCTCGAAGAGAATATCGTCCAGCTTTCTTTGTGCCTCGCGCTCGGTCTTGCCGTAGGCTTTGTACCTCACGCCGTCCACCTGTTTTGTCTTTACGACGTAATCATATTTTGCCACGAAAAAGGCGCTCCTTTCGTAATTTTTCCTTTCCTTCGCGCCTTTCGTGTGCTATACTATAGGCGCAATCTCAGACGAGTGGTGTTGGCTGAATTGCAGCCCGTTCCGGGAAACCGGGGCGGGCGTTTTTTATTTCGCTTCCGCGATCATCCATATCTGTTCCAAACTACCAGCATTGACATAGAGGAGATAATAGTCGTAATTACCGGAGTATAAGAACGCCTCTTTCTCCGTCTTAATTGTTTCCTCTAAGGCGGTATTAAAAGCGTCGTTGAAATCATCACTGCCCCAGAGAATCATTGCTTTCTCTACTGCATCAGAACCTTCAACATTTAATCCGGCGCTGTTATACAGCCCTGTCATGGTATTATCCAGGCTGTCGTATTCAAGAGAAGAAAAGGCAATTATACTTTGCGCCGTATACTGCTCGTTTTTAATGTCGGATGCATCGAAATCACTTAATGTCGTATCAAACTTCACTATGGAATAATCTCTTGGATCGACAACGACCGATCCAGCGGTACAGGAGAACATCATCCCGTCCTTGACCTCGGCGGGCGGGGCAAAACCACCAGGACGAGTACCATAATCCACGTCCTCATCAATTTGAAATAACGTAATTCGCTGCATATACAGTTCGCAAAACTCAATAAGGTCTCGCTTGTCTGTGCTGGCGGCGAGTGCATGAGCGGGGAGTGATAAGAAAACGAGAAAAATGAGCATGGTTGAGACGAGCTTTTTCATTATGAACCTCCTATGTCATTTCCAGTTTTTGCGCTTCCATATTTGATGAAGTTCCTGCAGGGTTGGCGGCTTTACCCCGCCGACGCCGTATCTTGCTTTTTGGCGGGCAGATATTCGCGGAGGGCGAGCTCAACAAGCTCCCGGCTCTTTTCGTCTGCTCGGTCGTATGCGCGGGCGATATCCAACGCCTCGGCGGATACTTTCAGATCGTCCGGGAGAGCTACGGGCGGATATTGCGGGGTGTCATAACCGCACAGCCAGCAGTAGTCCACGCCTAAAACGGAAGCAATGGCTCGTATGGCGAGCTGCTTCGGTTTGCGTGTCCCGTTCAGGTAGGCGCTGACGGACTGTTTTGATATACCAAGCGAACGAGCGAGCTCGGAAACATTCTTGTCCCCCATCGCTTCGCGCAGACGTTCGGGAAAATTTGAAATGAGTTTCATTAGAAACGCCCCCCTTGTGAAACGAATATATCATAATGTGTCCACAAAATCAACGAAATAACGAAAAAATTGAAAAAATGTCCACGTTGTGGTTGACAATAGCGAAAAAGAGGGGTATTATCATAGTGTCCACAATGTAGACATTTGGAGGTGATGAAATGGATGTAATGAATCTGCGGGGCGCAGTTCTTTCTCGTTTTAATACCATAGGTGCCTTTGCGGACGCTGTGGGATGGAAGCGGAATAAGGCAAGTCGCGTACTGAACGGTCTGCAAGAAATGGACGTGTCGGATATTCAGGCAGTAACGGAGGTTTTGGGTATAGATTCCAGAGAGGATTTTACCCATATTTTTTTCCCTTCAATGTCCACAAAGTGGACAGCTTGACCTATGAAACGGCATAAGCATAAGGATCATGCCCCGTGCTGGCTGCGGCTGTATGCCACGGCGGAGGACGCCAAGGTCGCGAGTGCGGAGCGGATAAAACCAATAAAGGAGGCCGGGATGAAAGGGCTTTGCGATATTCCGATTGATGCAGAGGCGGCCAAAGAATCCATAAGAAAGTTCCATATAGACAGGGAAGGATTTGAAAGGAAGCACCCAACGATACCGACGGGCCATGTGTCGGTATCATCCAATGCGTTTCCGGTCATGCTCGCAGCCATGCAGCAAATCGTCCAGGGGACACGCTGGGATAAAAAAGCGCGGATCGTACTGGAATACGACCCGCAGGCGGAAAAGATGGAGATTGATGTATTCATGGAATCTCCTGACGCTACGGAAACAGACGGACAGGCCGTTGAATGGACGGATCAATTCATCTTGTTCCCGAATGATGATGAACACACGGTCATTGTCGATCCAAAACCGAGCGGGGCAACGCTCAAATTGGATAAGCGACACGCGCAACTTTTGGCGGACCTGCTCATTCATCAAATCCAAACGTGGTAATAAAGGAGGACGGCATGAGAAAACGAATTGAAAGCGCCACGGCGGCTGTTATTGATGTTTTGGAGCGGTATGACCTTACGATCTCCGAAACAAACGCTCTGCTTAACCGCGTTGCAAGACGGTATGAAGCCATTACAAAGACTGTAAAGGTAAAGGATTTCAAAGGCTATCAGATCGACGTGCACGGAGAAGTAATAAAACCGACGCAGGAAGCCGGCGCGGTGTACGAGGTGACGACAGCAGAGATAGAAAAGGCTCTCAACGATGCCGAGGCAAGGCACAGCGGACCGGCATACGGAGAAAAAACAACCGGCTCTGATGTTGCGGATCAGAACCGATTGGAAAAATCCTATACTTGCATCCTGCCTCATGGCGGATGCGTAAAGATCGACATTTCTGCCACGGCGGAATCCATAGGTGAAGATATGTTTCCTGCCTTGTCAGAAATCGGGATCGCGACCAAGGATTTTTACTTGGAGGATTTTTACTTGGAATTTGGACGGGAGATCAACGGAAAAACCACAGAACAGGGGGTGCCAGAGTGAGCCTTGTGATTATCGCGCTGATTGCGCTGTCGGTTTTCCTGGCTGTCAAATGGGTGTGTTCGTTCGTGGGGACGGCGGCCATGGTGGAGTATATGCAACGCAAGGGCACAAGGCTTCCTACCGAGGACGAAATGGAGGATTGTCTACGGTATGCCTGGAAGCGCTTTCTCCATATCAAGTAATACCTAGTTGTACTTTGACAACATCTGAAATCACATTGGACGCGATCTGCACGATAGCTTCAAGGGATTTTGAACCGACTTTTTCTGCAACACCTTTGACAGAGCGCCAGTTTTTTGGCTCGCGGATGTTCTCGATGAAGCTGTGGCCTTTAGGCGTCAGATCAGAAATCACATACTCGTCCGTGGGCGTCCCGACTACGCGGAGCAAATCAGCATCAATGCAGTAGCGGACATGGTAGATCAGGGTTTCGTTATCCCACTTCTGATTTAGTTCTGACTGGTAATCCGATGGCTCCTTGGGAAGCTCTCCCAAATGCGGTGCGATGCTGGCGGATAATTCCGTGTCGATGAAAACACAGCAAGACCGCAGGCCGGTATTGCTTTCGGAGCAAAGCATAATATCGCGCACACAATCCACATTGATTCGCATATCATCACCCCCTTTCCCTGTGAGTATATCACGGGCGGAAGTGTGGGACAAGAAAAGGAGGCCAACACCACAAATGGCAACGAAAGCAGAAATCAGGGCCGAGCTTCGGGAGTTGTACGGTAACGTACTCTCACAAGGCCAGGTCAAGGAATATTTAGGCAAGGGAGATCACCAGACCGCCGAATGGGTACAGGACGTGCCTTTCACGCGGGACGGACGAAAAAAGCGCTTCCTTGCTATTGATATTGCCCGGAAGCTGTACGAACAGCAGCAGACAGCTATATGAGGTGCGATATGGGTAATTTCATCGAGAATCTGCGGCAGCTCGTGTATATGATGTGCGTCGTCGGGATTTTGAGCCTGTGGCTCGGCGGCCTGTGGTGGTTTATCTGTCAAATCTGCGGCTGGGATTACCTGGTCGATGACGAGGAGGACGGCGAGGATGAATGACAAGGGAGAGATCATAGGCCGCTTTGCGGTCGGGGATTCCTGGGACGACATCGACAATCCCTTTGTGGTCGAGGAGATTCGGGAGGACCCGGAGGAGAAGCGAAACCGCGAGCGGGCGTATGCGCGGATGGAGCGCAACAAGCGTCGCGCCCGGCGGCGGGCTTTTTTCTTTGCGGTCCTGGCAATCATCCTCCTGGTCGCTTTGGTGGTCCTGGCGATCTTTGCAGATACGCCGATGAACGACATCGTTATTCCGGCGGAGGCTGCGGAGGTCACGGAGAAACCAGAGAGCGAGGAGACCACGATGCACGTCATCGCCCCGGATTGGGACGAGCTCATGGTCCGGGCGGTCCTGGACGGTAACGAGAGCCAGGGCGCGGATTGTGTGGAGATCGGCGGCCTGCACTATACATACGACGATCTTTACCTCCTCGCAAAAATCATCCGGGAGGAGGACGGCGCGGACGACGACGGCCACGAATGGCCGGATATGCCTATCATCGCCCTGGCGAACGTGGTCCTGCATCGGGTGAGGTCCCCGTTGTTCCCGAACACGGTCCGAGAAGTGATCTACCAGGAGGGGCCGGGCAGCACCGTACAGTATGCCCCGGTGCATACTTCCTACTGGGAGGAAACGGAGCCGGTAGAGCGCTATGTCCGCCTGGCCCAGCGAGCCCTGAATGGCGAGGAAGTCATAGGCGAGGAGGTTATATACCAGGCGCTTTTCCCGCAGGGCAGAGTAACCGTAATGACATGGTACGACGAGTACCTGAACACGACGACGTATTTCTGCGAGGGGTGACGGCATGGAAGTTATGCCGCGAGTGCCGGAGGATCATATGATCCCTTCCATGCTGGGCGAGCTTATTGCCCTTATCGCCGCAGAAAACCGCAAAAACGACGGGCTCTACTCTTTCGCCTATTACCGGGGGAAGTGGATCGAGCTGGAATTTTGGAACGGCTTGGAGCAAGAGGTCATCTTACCGAAAGACACCAGGATCACGCGGGAGGTCATAGCCGGAGCTATGGAGGCCGTGAGAGGGAGATCATGACAGGACAGATAAGCGTATTTGACGAAATATGGGTGGACAACTTCGCCGGGGGCGGCGGGGCGTCCACCGGGATCGAGACGGCCACGGGCCGCCCGGTGGCTATCGCCATCAACCACGATCCGGCGGCTATCCTCATGCACAAGACAAATCACCCATACACAGAACATTTGCAGGCGTCCGTGTGGGATGTGGACCCGGTGGAGGTATGCCGCGGGCGTCCCGTGGGCCTGGCTTGGTTCTCGCCGGATTGCAAGCACTTCTCCAAGGCCAAGGGCGCGGCCCTTGTTGACCGCAATATCCGGGGGCTTGCCTGGATCGTCCTGCGCTGGGCGGGGACGGTCCGCCCGCGAGTAATCATCCTGGAAAACGTCGAGGAGTTCCAGACCTGGGGGCCGGTCCGCAAAGGAAAACCCATCAAATCAAAGAGCGGACAGACTTTCCGGCGGTGGCTATCCCAACTCCGCGCCCTGGGCTATGCGGTGGAATACCGGGAGCTGGTGGCGGCGGACTATGGTGCGCCGACGACGCGGAGGCGCTTCGTGCTGATCGCCCGGTGCGACGGGCGGCCCATCTGCTGGCCGGAGCGGACCCACGCCCCGGCGGACAGCGAGGAAGTCAAGGCCGGGAAGCTCCTGCCCTGGCGGAGCGCGGCGGAGATCATCGACTGGTCCCTCCCCATGTACTCCATCTTTGAGACCAAAGCGGAGATCAAGGAGAAATACGGCGTCAATGCCGTGCGGCCCCTGGCCGACAACACCAACCGGCGTATCATCCGCGGTGTGGACAAACACACGATCAAGAGCGGAAAACCCTTTATCGTCCCTACGGGGTACGGGGAGCGCCCCGGCCAGGCCCCGCGGGTACACGACATCGACAAGCCGCTTCCTACGGTGGTTGGCAGCACAAAGCACAATCTTTGTATGGCAAATCTGATCCAGTATCACACGGAGCAGACAGAGAGCGCCCGCACAAATGGGCTGCGGGACCCGCTGCCGACGGTGGACGCCTCCAATCGCTACGGCCTGGTGACGGCCCACATGACCGAGTATTACGGCAACGGGGAGCCTATCGACATACGGGAGCCGCTTCATACCGTGACGAGCCATGACCGGGAGGCGCTTACCTCCGTCGTCCTGCATCCAGTCCACGCAGGCGGTTATAAGGGCAAGGGCAACACCCCGGACGCGCCGCTGAACACCATTACGGCATCCGGCGGCCTTATGCTGGCGGCCCATCATATCACAGAGTTCAAGGGCCAGGACATCGGGCAGAGCATTGATCGGCCCTTGCGGACGGTGACGGCCCAGGGCGGAGAGTTCGCCTTGACGAGTACGATCATACGAAAGTACACGCCGGGGCAGGATATGGGCTACTGGCCGAAGGTCCGGGCGCTGCTGAATAAGTATTGCGGCTACGATCTGGCGGACGACGAGGTTTTACTTATCCGCATTGGCGGGGCCTGGCGGTTTATCTCCGACATCAAGATACGGATGCTGGCACCGAAGGAGCTGTATGCCGCAATGGGCTTCCCGCCGGATTACATCATCGACCGGGACTATACCGGCAAGGCTTATCCAAAGACGCAACAGGTGGCCCGGTGTGGGAATGCGGTTTGCCCGCCGATGGCGCGGGCCGTGGTAGCGGCCAATATGCCGGAGTATTACATCGCTGGGATCGACACGATGGCGATATTGGAAAGGATGATGGCGGTATGAAGGTGTACATAGCCGGGAAGATCACCGGCTGCAAAGGGTATAAAGCTAAATTTGGAGCCGCGGCGAAGAAACTGACGGATAAAGGACATTCCGTTCTGAATCCTGCGATATTGCCGGAGGGCATGACGCCGGGCGATTATATGCAGCTCTGCACGCAGATGCTTTTTGCGGCGGACGCCGTGGCGCTTCTCCCGGATTGGGAGCACAGCCGCGGCGCAAGGATCGAGTATGAGCTTTGCCTATACATAGGGAAGCCGATCCTGCTATTGGAGGAGTGACCTATGAAGAATGAGCCGTCTGAAAAAAAGGAAATACCGATGAAGGTCGTCCCCGTTAAGAATCTGAATCCGGCCTATGTGGGGGTATGTAGAGTGTGTCTGCATGACCTTATCAGAGACAGACACCCGCGCTATTGCGGCTCCTGCGGACAGCGCCTTGAATGGCCGGAGCAGGATCATCCATCCCTTCGGGCATGGAATCATTGGGAGGCGTGATACATGAAAAACGAGACCGAAGCTGTGCGGGCCGCGCATATCGCGGCGGTGATAATGCAGGCGGCGGGTCTGTGTCGTTATGACGACATTCTGAAATGTAAACGATACGAGCCGACGAACGACGGCTGTGTGGATTGCATCGAGAAATGGCTATATGCCAAAGCGAGGGCCGAGCTCCGGCGCGAACGGCGGGCGGCTTTGGGACCGCTGCCTGGGCAAATGTCTTTGTAGTTCATCCGCCTGATGATGGGCCGGGCGGCTCCCGGCCCGAAACGCTGCAGGGCGTCGCGGATAGCCGCAAATCTGAATAAGGAGGCCAACACCACAATGAGACCACCCATCTATGAGCCGACGGGGGCGGCAAAGGAGTACGGGGATTACGCCCTGAACATCTATACCGGATGCCCTCACCGCTGCTACTACTGCTTTGCGCCCGGCGTCCTGCACCAGGAGCGGGAGCGATTTCACAGCCACGTCGAGCCGCGGCCCGGGATCGTGGAGGAAGTCAAGAAACAGTTGGAGCGGGAGCAAATCACCGGCAAGACCATTCATCTGTGCTTTACCTGCGACCCGTACCCCACGGGCTATGACAGTTCCGCCACGCGAGAGATCATCAAGCTCTTGAAAGAGAGCGGGAACCATGTGCAGATTCTCACGAAGGGCGACGGGAAACGGGACTTTGATCTTCTGGATGAAAACGACTGGTATGGTGTAACTATCGACGGCACCGGCTATCAAAAAGACTTTTGCCGAATGTTTGATCTCCTTTCGGCCCATAACAGGGGAATCAAAACGTGGGTGTCGTTTGAGCCTGTGCTGGACACGCATAATGTACTCACTGCCATAGAAACCGTAGCAAAAACCGTAGATAAGGTGAAGATCGGCAAGCTGAACTATCACCCATCGGATATAGATTGGGCTGCCTTTGGTCGGGAGGCCGAGGAGCTTTGTCAAAGCCTGGGGCTGAATTACTACATCAAGGACAGCCTGCGTCGGGAAATGGAGGCGGGGAAATGATCTTTTTGGCAAAAGGGACCTTTCGGCTCGCGCAGAGGACGCGGGATGCAGAGGGAAACATCATCCATGAAAGCCCTGCCGCCTTTACGGTAGACGAGGACGGCGGCAGTGTTGCCGTCGGAGTGCTGGATAACGAGACCATGGAACAAGTCGGGGACGCGGCCCTGTTCGGGGATTTTGACCCCTGGGGCTACTTGGGCGAGGTTATGAAGCTCCTGGACCCGACGCGGCAAGGGAATATCCCGGATTTTGAAAGCATCCTGAAAAAGATGTTCAACGAACGCGGGAACGAGGGTTGCCCTCTTATGGACTACTGCGAGCGGTCATCCTGCGAGGACTGTATTGTCAGTCAATGGATCGAGGAGGTCGATAGACGGGATGAATAAGGAGATACAAGAAGCCTGCTTTGCGTTACTCGATGCCTTTCCCGGGAGCTTCATAAACGAGCGGGGCGAGTTCATAGCGCACCCGCGGACAAATCAGTATTTCCTCCTGGCGGATTGCGAGACCCCAGAGGAGATCGAGGCGAAGGTTTTAGAGTGGCTTTCCAGGGCGTGTTTCAAAGCACAGCCGTATTCCCAGGAATGGAGAAACCGAAAGTTACATGAATCCATGCTACGCTGCGTCAATACGTTTCTCGATACAGCCTTTTCCGAGGAGGATATGGAGATCATCTATCAATACCTTGGAAACGCCGTGCGGCATCATATGACGCTTGATTTCATAGCGCACGACATGGATGTTGCATGGTTAAGGGAGGTAATGGCATGAAACCGATTCTGTTCAACACCGAAATGGTTCGGGCGATCCTGGACGGGAGAAAGACGGAAACCCGGCGGGTAATCAAGGGCGCGGACCCGGATTGGCCCCTGGAATGGCTAGGGGACGACGCGGCGATAACGGCAATAGACCGTTACGGGATGGAGTACGCGAAGCCGGTTCCCGGGCTGTGGGCCACCTTTGAGGCGCTGGATCACGCCGTAGAATACCCGATGTTCAAGGCTCCATATGAGCCCGGCGACATCCTCTATGTCCGGGAGACGTGGCAATACGGTGGGCCTCTTGATGGAAACGAGCAATTTATCGAGCCGTTGCAATACTTCTACGCCGCAGATGGTGATCCGTTCGATTGCTGGCTGAATGACGACGGAACATATCACGACGGCATGAAATGGCGCCCCTCCATCCACATGCCGAAAGAGGCGGCGCGGCTGTTCCTTCGGGTGACGGACGTGCGGGTGGAGCGGTTGCAGGACATCGACGAAACCGGCGCGTTGGCGGAGGGCTTGTATAAAGGCTGGCAGGCGACGCCGAGCAGTTCTTTTTCCTCCTGCGCCCGCCAGGCGTTTATGTGGCTGTGGAATCGGCTCACGGGAAAAGGACCACGGGAAAGGACCTGGCTCGCCAATCCGTGGGTGTGGGTGATCTGCTTTGAGCCGTGCGAGAAGCCGGAGGAGGAAGCACCATGAAAAAAGCTCTTGACCGCCTCCGCTGCTGGCTGATCCGAAAGCTGGGAGGGTTCGTTTTTCCCGCCGAGGGAACGGTTATACAGGTGCAAAGCCGCCACATCGAAACATTGACAGCGGCCCATGCGATTGGTAATGCTGACCTGAACGACGCAGTTGTCGAGCTGCCTATCATGAAAAACCTGGCTTCGGATTTGGGCCGAGCGATGTACGACGCGGGACTTATTGAATTCACACATGAGGAACAGGACTTCCTTTTTTCTAGGATTCGGGCGACGGTCCGCGTGGTGGAGCCGGAGGAGGTACACGATGGAATGTAAAGATTGCGGCAATTATAAAAATGGCAACTGCAAGCGTCAGTGTATGGACATCCCGGATGGGCTGTACTGCGCCGATTGTGTTCATGTTGACCGCTGTGTACTGATGTTCGGAGCGACGCCGGATAGTCGGAAATGCGTCTTTGAGCCGATCCGCTTCGCCCAGGAATGGGGGACCAAATAATGAATGACATTACGAAAGTCGAGATTGGGCAGGCGCTTCCGAAAGAAACATGGCTGGCCGTGCGCGATGATCTCATGCAGGCGTTCCCGATGATCGGTAAAATGCTTCGGGATATGAACTATGAGGGCAAGGGTGAGCAGGACGAAAGGGAGTTTATGTCCGAAGCGCTGCTTGCTATCCAGGCCCTTACCTACGTCGGGGAATTTGCCGCCGATAAGTGTCGGATCATCGTACTGCCCGAACGGAGGAAATGACAATGGGAAAACACGCGAAGCCGCCGGTGGAGCTGGCGACGACGGAGGAGCTTCTTGCCGAGATAACGAAACGGCTATACGGCAAGACGCCGGACGAGCTCACCGACGAGGAAATCCGGGAGCTCTTGGATCGTCTTGACAGGATCGAGAGGGGCGAGCGGCCATGAAGATAACTGATGCTTTGGTTCTTTGGTTCATGACGCTGGCAATCATAACGGCCTGGCCGATCGTAGAGCTGGCCCTTTACGGCGAGGTCTAGCCGCGCCGGGTGGATGATATTATCGGGGTCTGCTGGATAGCGGAGGCAGCTGTTGCCTACTACCTGGGATACAGACGCGGGAGGCTACACGATCATGACGAACTGTAGAAACTGCGGCGCTCCCCTGTCCGGCTGCGTATGCGAATACTGCGGGACCTATTACCCGGAGTTGCAGACGGTGGTTGTGGCGGCATGTGAATCCGTAGAGGTTGTGGAACCTGGCGTTTTCAAGCCGGAACCGGGAGAGGTATACAAAACCCCGCCCGACGTATCGGTGAGTGAGCTTGACGCCGTGGTAGACAGTTTCCGCGCTGTCGCCCGTGCCTCGACGTTTTCTCTCTCTGATGTCGCAGATGCTACAAACCGTATAGTCTTCAACGGCGGGCACGTTGGCGTGGTGGGCCCCATACGCAGGGAGCCGGACGGTCCGATAGGAAACAGAACGTGGAAAAGGCTGCTTACCGGCCTACGGAGGGTGCGACATGGGTAGATTGACAAATCGCGCGGACGGTAAAGTCTACCTCGGGAAAAGACCGAGAGGGGCCCTGTGCCCTGGCGTTTTCTGCAAGAACGGCCGGACATGCGAAATGGTAAGCGCCCGGACCTGCCCCTATCTCGCAGCACTGGACAGGCTCGCCCAATATGAGGATGCCGAGGAGGAGGGGCGGTTGATCCTCCTGGACACGACGCCGGGAGACGACTACGACGGCCTGGAGCGGAAGTACATAGTGTTCAGGAACCACACGGGAGCAGTTGTTAACAACTGTTTCGTACTCCGCCCGGACCGTGACAAGGCTGCTCGCCGGGCACTTCTCGCCTATGCGTATTTCATCCACGAAAACAATGAACTACTGGCAAAAGACCTGATTCGATGGGTCAATGCCATTGAGGAGGCGCAGCATGGCGGGAACGGCTGAACGGCTGCCGGATGTGAAATTCACGGCAGCGCGGAGCAAGTGCGATAACTGCCTCTGTACCGCCTGCCACGGCGACAATTACGTTACGAAGATCGAATACCCCGTCACTCTGTACCATGACAGGCGCAATCTCACGACGAAGTATAAACCGCTTTGGCTGTGTGACGAGTGCATGAGGAAGATGCTGACGGCCATACGAGAAAGCCGCCGTGATCCCGAGGCGGATAAGCGCCTGGAAGAGTGCGGCTTTGAGCTATAGGAGGAACGGGATGCAGAGAGAAACAATCCGCGTGAGAATCTGCCGGTGCGGATCGACGGCGCGGCTGTGTGGCGGATCGGACGCCTTTTACTTCCAGTGCCGGAACCGGGAGTGCGGGATGCTGACGACCTTTTGCCCGACCATCGAGGAGGCGGCCCGCCGCTGGAACCGTTGTATGGGGCCGGAGGTTGGAGAGCCTGTCACGGAGATACCCGGCCCGCCGGTCTGCGAATGGTGGGAGTGCCACATGAAGGATGTGGCTGCAAAACAAAAGGGCTGGTGCCAGGAAAACGGATGGTCCTGCGCCACCTGCCCGTATAACACATAACAAGGAGGATCATATGAAAGTATCAATCCAGACCCCGATGGGCGGCAAAGCCTACGATATGGAAGACTGGCGCGTGCCGCAGCTTCTCTATGTCGCGTATCGGCTGGCGAATGGAAACGTCGAAACGGAGGAGGATGGCCTTGCCTCCAACATACTTGAATCTGCCAAATACTCCGCACAGCGGGCGGACGAGCTTCTTTCCGAGGCCGAGACCTGGACCAAAGAGGAGGACGCGCCCGCGCCGTCGGCTCACGGCAGCAGAACGGAGCGGATGTTCGGAAAACGTGAGACCTGGGAGCGGGCGGATGCGAAACAGGAACGCCCCGCAGGATGGAAGGGCTTTCTTATCGTCCGCTGCCCGGATTGCGGCGAGGTCAAGACGTTCTTTGCCAGGGATTATCAGACAAGTACGCATTGCCGGTGCGGCTGTGATATTGAGCTGGTCGATCTGATCCCTGCCTATGTCAACTGCGGGAAGTGCGGCAAGAGCCTGAAATACCGCACGAACATCAAGGATGATTACCCCGTCACGGTCGATTGCTTGGATTGCAAGTCCCCTATTGACCTGGCTGTGAACGCCAGGGGTACGGCGATGGTGCCGATTGAAAAGCTCCGAAATCACGCGGGGGGGGGGTATCATGATTCGATGCCTTACCGTCCGCGTCCGAGGGGAAGCGTGATCCTGTGAACGAACAGACTTCCCTTTTTGACGAGGCTCCCGACCCTGTCCCAACAAGGGGCAGGGTCACGGGGGCGCGGCTCCTGGATCGTGTGCAGGTCAAGATCGACGGGGACGACCCCCTGTATATCTACCGCGAGCGCCTGCGGACCTTTTTCGGGAAGGATGGAATACTCCAAGGGGACCGGCTTTGGATCACCTGGGCTGGGAGCTGGACATACTGCCTCGCGGTCCAGCCGAAAGATCAGGAGGAACGGGAACGCGGGATCGTTTACATATACCGCGCCATTTATGAGGAAGCAGTATGAGCCGATGGATCAGCGAGAAGCCGGGCGGCGGCTACCTTATCACCCTATGCGATAAGGATCAATGCAAGTACATGAATAACGAAATCTGTTGTAATGACGCGAGCCCGCGCGTGGCGGACTATCCGGGTGATCTGTATTGCAGGAAGTGTCCGCTTTTTAAGCGGGAGGATATGGAGGGCATCAATGGGTGAACTTATCGACCTGACAGGAAAACGCTTCGGGCGGCTCGTGGTGATCGAGCGGGAGGGCTCCTATACAAGTCCCTCCTATTATTCGGCTCCGCTGTGGCGCTGCCGCTGTGATTGCGGTACGGAGTGTATCGTAGCCGGGAAAAGCCTGCGGTATGGGAAAACGCGATCCTGCGGCTGTCTGCGGTCCGAGGTAAGTAAAGCCCGCCACGAGCAGGCGAGACAAAGGAAGGAAACGACATCGTGAGCAAGAGTATATTCGAGGGCAAAACGCTCATGTACGCGGCGCGGGCGCTTGGCTTCCGGCAAAAGGGCTACCGGGTCTACATTCTCCAGGACGAGGAGGATCGGATCGGACGCCGGGCCGCCGAGGATTACGAGCTGAAACGGATATTACGGATTCACCCGGAGTTCAAGCACTTCCGGGTGATCTCCGCCGAGGAGTATTACGGGATTCAGATATTCCGCGTGAGGCAGCCGGTATGATCGAGGAAATCAAGGTGATCCCTCCCCGGCCCGGCTGCTGCAGGCTTTGCGCCGTCCGGCACCGGCCAGAGGAGCCGCACGACCGGGACAGCCTGTATTATCAGAACGGGTTTTATAAGAAATACCGCCGCTTCCCCACCTGGGACGACGCTATGGCGCATTGCACCGAGGAGATCAAGACGGCGTTTCGCCGCCAGCACGATATGACATAACAGGAGGCCAACACCAATGGCGAGAGACTATACCCCCCTCCCTTTTGAATACCTGGAAGAAATGGACCATCTTTCGGACGCGGAGTACGGGCGGCTTATCCGGGCGCTGCAACAGTACAGCATTACGGGCGAGGAAGCCAAGCTCAACGGCCAGGAGAAAGCACATTGGAAACGGGTACGGAATCGGGAGGACAGGTATCGCGAGAGCTTTGACGCATCCGATAAGGCCAAATCAGAGCGAGGCGCGAAAGCTGCTAATGCACGTTGGAGTAAAGCTAAAAATGCTAACGTATGCACAAGCATACATGAGGATGCTTGTGATGCCAATACCGATACCGAAGCCGATACCAAAACCGAAACCGAAAGCATAGCTCCTCCTGCTCCCCCGCGCGCGCGGAAGCCGGAGACAAATGATACAAGCCGTTCGGAATCTCCGAACAGCTCACCGCCGGGATCGGAGCCGCCCCCTGATCCGCTTCACGATCCCGAATTTGGGCGGGTCATGACCTTCTTCATGGACAAGCTCAATCCCATGCCGCCGTCGATGGCGGTCGATGGGTTGGAGAACTACACAAAGAGCCTGGGGGCCGATGTGGTGATCCATGCTATGGAAATCTGCCTGGGCGAGAAAAAATCAAGCTGGAACTATCTGCGTAAAATCCTGATGCGGTACGAGCGGGAGGGCCTGCGGAGTATCGAGGCGGTCCGCTTCCAGGAACAGGAGCGGGACGAACGGCAGGCGCGGAAAAGCACCGACCGAGCCGCGGCGGAGCCGACGGGCGGCTTTGGGCTCGTTGATATGGACGGCGGGTACGACGATCCCGGCGGCCTTGTGGCCGGATATGGCGGGGGGTGGTGATCTTGACGGCGCAGGACGCGAATTATCTCCTGGGGCTGGCCCAGGCCAATTTCGGCTATGCGTTCAAGGATATGACAAAGCAGCAAAAGATACTGCTGGTGAATAGCTGGGCCTTTGGGCTGCAGGACATCCCGGCGGATATTGTGATGCTGGCTTTTATGCAACTCGTCACGACGAGCAAGTGGCTCCCCACCGTAGCGGAAATCCGGGAGCAGGTCAGGAGTATAGGAGTACAAGCATCGGAAAATCTGAACTACGGGAAGGACTTGAATAGGCTTCTGCGGAAGATGGGACAGGAACCGACACCTCGCAAGGACGACGGCGGGGACGGCATGAGGCACTATATCGTCGAGAGCACAAAGCATCTGATGGGCCGGGAGGGTCCGGGCCTGCAGCTCGATACGATCCTGCGGGGCCGGAGCATGACAGCCATCGGCAGTGGGCAAATGGGATTTGCGGAGCTGCCGGAAGGGGCGAAGAAATGAACCGGCTGACGATCACGGGACGATTGACGAAGAATCCACGAGGCGGGATCATCGACCGAAACGGTCCGCCGCGGCCCGTCTGTGATTTCACCGTAGCTGCCACCGCAAAGCCAGGAGCGCCGCCGGTCTACGTCCGGGTGACGTGCTATGACGGGGCAGCCAGGACTTGTATGAACTGCCTGCACAAAGGAAGCGCCGTCGCCGTCGCTGGACCCGTGATAGCGCGGGCATACCGCGCCGGAGACGACGAGATACGGGCTAGCCTGGAAATGCAGGTGGAGGAGATCGAATTTTTTGACGAGGAGGATCACCATGCTTGAGTTTCAGCGAGTAGAGCAATACAGGGCCAGGAAAGACTACCAATGCGACCTATGCAGAGAGACGATTCGCAAAGGGCGGGAATATATCTACGAGGTACAGAAATTCGATGGATTCCTGCAAGAGCTTCGGAGGCATATTCATTGCGACGCGCTTTTGTCGGCGTGTCTTGATGCTACGGGCGAGTATGAATATGATGCAGACGGAATTGCCTGTGATATCGACGAATTGGTATGTGATGCCTGTGAATATGCCCGTGACGACGAGTGCGACAAAGCGCCGTGTTTCTCGTGCGAGATCGTACAGGAGGCGCTTTTGACGCCGACTATGCTTGCAGCGGCCCGGCAGAGCGTCCGGGAGAATATGGAGGGCGAGGAATGAACGAGCACAGAGAAACGGAAGAAGCCACCGCCACGATCCGAAACCGGGATATCCCTATCCTTGCCGAGGTCCTTTCCATTATGCAGCTCGTAAACAAGACGGAGGAAATGCGGGACTGGCAGAGGGACCGGGCCGTACATATCACGGCCAATCTATCCGGGATGCCGCGAGGTGGCGGCATGACGGGCCTTGACGAGGCAGTGGCCGCACTGGACGAGTTGGACCGGCAGCAGGCGCAGGAGTGCCGGGAATACGCGCAACACCTTCGCCGGGCACAAAGAATCCTGAACGGGATCGAGAGCCGAACCATGCGCGCCTTTGTGATGATGAAGTATGTTATGGATATGCGGGATGCAGATATCCGCCGGGAGCTCAACATGACGCGCTGGGGCTTTGATCGTGCCCGTCGGAGCGTGGAGGACGCGCCGGATATGGCGGCTGTGAAGTGGCAGGAACGCTATATATTGGAGCAGAAAAGTTAATTTGTCCTTTATCTTGTGTTAAGTTGTCCTTCAAAACTGTTGAAACAGCAAGGGGGATGTGCTATTTTGATACCATCGAGAGAAGCAGATAAAGACAAAAACCTTTTAGGGCTTTGGCCCGTGCGGTAGGACGGCAAGGAAACTTGGCCGTCCTTTTTTATGCCCTGATCGGAGGTGAGTGCATGGCGACAGGGATTTATCTTGACATCGACGCGAGCGATCTCAACGAGAAAATGAACCGGCTGAAAAACGCTATGACGGAGCAGCAGTTCACAAATGCCATGCACGGCATCTTTAACCGTACCGGCGGCCATGTGAGAAAAATCCTGAAAAGCGACCTGCCCCATCAGTACGAGGCGAAGCCCGGAGAGATCGGGCGGGCCGTACAGAAAGCGCGGGTCACGTCCGGCGGGCTTGGCGTCGGGTGTGCTATTCCCATCGTAGCGCCGCGGAAGAACATCGGCGGCAGCGGATTCCCCGCCAGTGGCGGGGCTCACGGATGGAACAGTCTGCATCGGAAATACCGCGTCAAGGCGAGGATCGTCAAGAGCGGACAAAGCACACTCCCGGCCCAGGCAAGCAGTTACGGCGGCCAGCCACCTTTCCGAAACCTGGGGTCGAGGTTGGGCGGCCTTGCCTTCACGCGCGCCGGAAAAGATCGGCTCCCCATTGAAAAGATGTCCGGCATCGCCATCCCGCAAATGCCTATGAACCGGTCTGAGCCGGAGGTCCAGAAAGACATCAAGGAATACCTGGAAAAGGAGATGGAGCGGCGCTTCAACGCCCTACTTGCGACGGGACGATGAACACAGCCATGACAAAAAAGGAGCTTGCGACAATCGCAGGCTATACCTACCGGCAGCTATACAACATCGACCGCGATCTTCCCCAGGAAAAAAAGTTGTTTGTCGAGAGCGAGGGCGGCAAGTACGACCTCGCTATTTTTGTGCAGCGATGGGTCGAATACAACGTAAACCGGGAAGCGGCGGACGTGGACGATCTGGACACGGTAAAGGCTCGCCATGAGATCGTAAAGACCGAAAAAACGGAGCTGGAAGTAGCCAGGATGCGCGGCCAGCTCATTGACGTACAGGACGTGCGGCGGCTGTGGGGCGATATTGCCAATACCGTGATGCAGAATTTGATCCACCTGCCGAGCAAACTCGCGCCGATGCTGCGGATGGAGGACAACACGGAGCGGATCGCCGCGGTGATCGACGAGGGAATCCGCGGCGTATTGAACGCTCTGGCTGAAACGCCGCTGCCGGATTACGCGGCGGACGACTACGCAGAGGAAGAAAGCGAGGAGGACGAGGAGTGAGGTTATGAGTTCCCTTGCCGAGCTCGCCCGATATACCTATAACATGTTCCGCCCTCCGGCGGTGCAAACCGTGTCCGAATGGGCGGACCAAAACCGCGTCCTGGTTTCCGAGAGCAGCGCGGAGCCGGGCGCGTGGCGAACGGACCGCGCCCCTTATCAGCGGGAGATCATGGATGCCTTTACCCAACCGGGGATATGGCAGATCGTCATTATGGCGAGCGCCCAGGTGGGAAAATCCGAGATTGAGCTTAACATGATGGGCTGCGCCATCGACAATGATCCAGGCCCGATGCTCTATATCCAACCGACGGACAAGGTGGCGGAGGATTATTCCAAGCGGCGAATACAGCCTATGATAAACGCCTGCCCGACGCTGCGGGAAAAGGTATTCAAGGCCCGGAGCCGGGATGCGGCGAACACCATCACCATGAAAACCTTTCCCGGCGGGAGCCTTGCCATCATCGGCGCGAACAGCCCCGCCGACCTGTCCAGTAAGCCGGTACGCTACATCTTCATGGACGAGACCGACCGCTTCCCGGCCAGCGCCGGAACCGAGGGCGATCCCCAGGAATTGGCGGAGCGCCGAACCGAGACCTTTCGCCACAATCGGAAGATCGTCAAGACATCCACGCCGACAATAAAGGGGAAATCCAAGATTGAGACCGACTACATGAACGGCACACAAGAGGAGTGGCACACGGAGTGTCCTCATTGTCACACGTTCAGCTATATCCGCTTTGCAGACATCCACTTTGAGAAAGAGGACTATACCAACGCCAGCGGCGACGAGGATTATCACGTCAAGCTGGTGACATGGCGCTGCCCCACCTGCAAGCGGGATATAGGCGAGTTTGAGGCGAAGCGCCTGCCTGCGAAATGGGTGCAGAAAAACCCACGAGCCATTGAAAACGGCGTCCGATCCTTCCGCCTCAATGCTTTTATGTCCCCGTGGTCCGACTGGAAGGATATTGTGTGGAAATTCCTGAAAGCCCACAAGGACCCGGAAAAGCTGAAAACCTTTTACAACACGATCCTCGGCGAGACTTGGGAAGTCCACACCAACAACGGTCTTGACGAGCAGTTATACAAACGCCGCGAGCACTACGACGCGGAGGTGCCTGCGGGCGTCCTCCTCCTGACAATGGGAATGGACACACAGGACAACCGCCTGGAATATGAGGTCGTCGGCTGGGACCGGGAGGGCCAGAGCTGGGGTATAAACCGCGGCGTGATCCCCGGTCGGGCGGACGCGCCGGGCGTATGGCAGGAAGTTGACGCCCTGCTGGATCGGGAATGGCGGATGAAAAACGGCATGAAAATGCGCATCATGGCGACCTTCATAGATTCCGGCGGACATCACACATCGTCGATCTACAAGGAGTGCGCCCGGCGTGCCTCCCGCCGCATCTGGCCCATCAAGGGCGAAAAGGGCGAGGGAAAGCCGGAGTGCCGCCCTATGAAGCGGGGCAAGGCCGAGGGCGCGGCGTTCATGCTTGGCGTTGACGCCGGTAAAGAGGGAATCATGTATGAGGCCGGGATCGAGGAGCCCGGCCCTCACTATATGCACTTCCCTATCGACTACCGCGCTGGGTATGACATGGAGTATTTCAAGGGCCTGATCTCCGAGCGCATGGAGATACACCGTAAGAACGGGCGCGGGGCCATCGTTTGGGAGCAGTTCTACGAGCGCAACGAGCCGCTGGACTGTCGTAACTATGCCCGCGCCGCCTATCGCTATTTCAACTGGCAGTTTGACAACTTAGAGCGGATCATCCGCGGGGAGGTCGAACCGCAGATCATCACCAAGAAAGAAGAAACCAAACGGAAACAGCGGCACATCGTCAGTCGAGGAATCCAGGTATAGAGAGGGGTGCTTATATGAGCTTGTTCGCGGATGCTTTTTCCATTGACGAGCTGCGGGACATGCTGACCGCGTGGAAAGATTGCTACAAGGCCCTGGCGACCGGGCAGGCGACATACTACCGCATCGGTACGCGGGAGTTTCAGGCTATCGACCTGGATAAGATCATGGAGCAGATCAAGGCGCTCCAAGACGCCATCGACGAAAAAGCGGGCAGCCAGAAGCCCCGTGTGCGGCGCGTCGTATACCGCGACCTATGAGGAGGAATAGGACATGAGCAATAAAGAGCCCTCTTTCCGGGAACGGGCCCTATACCTGGTGAGCCCGAAACGCGGAAGCGAGGCATATCGCAAGCGCCGCGAGCGGGAACGGTCCCAAGAGAAGGAAACGAGCCGCAGCACTTCCGCAGCGCCGCGCATGAGTTACGGCAGTCACGGAGCCAGCCAGACGCTCAACAGCATGGTCGGCTGGATTGTGGAGGCAGGTAACGCGGAGGACAATATCGACCTGTATTCCTCCACTCTCCGACAGAGAGCGCGAGACCTTTACGCGGGCGGCGGGCTTGGCCGCAGCGGCCCGCAGACCCTCACGACCTCCGTTGTCGGCTGGGGCATCCAGCCAAAGCCGAAGATCGACGGGGACTACCTGAACATGACGGACGAGGCGCGGGAGGAGGCCGAGCGGAATATCCTGCGGGAGTTCCGGTTGTGGGCCGACAACACCATGTGCGACGCCGAGCGGCAGCAGAATTTCTACGGCCTGCAGGAGCTGGCATTTCGATCCATGCTCATGAGCGGGGACGTGTTCGCCCTGTTCGGCATGGAGGAAAACCGCCGGACGCCCTATCAGACGACGATCCGGCTCCTGGAAGCGGACCGCATCTGCACCCCGGATTCCTCCGGGGAAAGCGAGAGCACGGAAACGGCGGGCGGCGGGCGCATCATCGACGGCGTGGAGATCAACAAGACCGGCGCGGTGATCCGCTACCACATCGCAAGCCGGAGCCCACTCGCGGGGAACGACAGCAGCGAATTGACATGGCAGGCCATTGAAGCCTTTGGCAAAGACACGGGCTATCCGAACATCCTGCACATTATGACCCACGAACGCCCGGAGCAGCGGCGCGGCATCCCGTTTGTCGCCTCCGAGATCGAGCAGATCAAGCAATTCTCCCGGTACATGAACGCGGAGCTGGCGGCCAACGTCGTGTCCGCCATGCTGACAGCCTTTATCACGTCTGAGGAGGAGGACGGGAAAGCCTTAGAGGACGCCGTAAACGAGGACGAGAAGGTCACGGACGACAGTTTGAGCCTGGAGCTCGCCCCCGGCGCTGTGTATGAGCTCCCGCCGGGGAAAAAGGTCGAGACCGTCAATCCCTTGCGGAGCAATTCGCAGTTTGAGGCGTTTGTCAACACAACGATCATGGTCATGGCGTCGAGTATGGGAATCCCGAAAGAGGTCCTTGTCAAGAAGTACGAGAGCAACTATACGGCAGCCCGCGCCGCCCTGTTGGACTTCTGGCGGACGGTCCGCGTATATCGGACGAAATTCAACACCATGTTCAACCAGCCTGTTTACGAACAGTGGTTGGCGGAGGCCGTGGCCGCCGGACGCATCGAAGCGCCCGGCTTTTTTGATGATCCTGCCGTCCGCGCCGCCTGGTGCGGCTGTTCCTGGATGGGCGCGAGCATGGGCCATGTGGACCCCTTGAAGGAGGTCAACGCGGCGGCGGCCCGCATCGCCAACAACATCACGACCCAGGAGCAGGAGGCCAGCGAGTACAACGGCAATGACTGGGCAGCCAACATCCGCCAGCGCCGCCGGGAGATCGCGGCCCTGGCAGACCTGAAAGACCTGATAGACACGGCGGACGATCCGCCGGACGACAAAGACGACGAGGAGGACGAATAATGCCGAAACGCGATTGTTTTCAGATCCGCTATAGTGCCCCGCGCATGATCGCAGGAAGCGACGAGGCGGAAATCATGCTCTATGGAGAGATCATCCCGGATTACTCCAAGTGGTACAAGGAGAACTACCCGGAGGATAAAAGCGCCGCCGACTTCGATAAGGCCATCAAAGAGGCGAAGGAGAACGGTGCGCGGCGTCTGCTTCTGCGAATCAACAGCCCCGGCGGTATTGTGACGCAGGCCGTGGCTATGCGGGCCATCCTCACCGGCGCGGGCTTCCAGAGCATCACGATCCGCGTGGAAGGGATGTGTGCCAGTGCCGCGACGATCCTTGCCAGTATTCCGGGGGCTCACGTCGTTATCACGCCCGGCAGTGAGTACATGATCCACAATCCGTGGACATGGGCCGCCGGAAACGCCAACGAAATGGAGCGGGTGGTCGAGCATCTGCGGAGCCTGGAAAAGACAAGCCGCGGATTCTACGCAGCCAAGACCGGCCAGGAGGACGAGCAGATCAAGGATTGGATGGACGCCGAGACCTGGTTTGACGCCGCCGACGCCGTGAGATACGGCTTTGCGGATGAACTCGCGCAGGAAACGCCGGAGGGCGAGGCTGCCGCCTGTGTAACAAGTGACGAAATGGCTGTCATGCGCGGCCTGTATAGAGCCGTGCCGGAACAGATCGCCGTGCGGGACGAGCCGCCTGCCGATCCCGAACCGGAAGCCACCCCTGCGGAGGACGCGGGGACAAACTCTGTCAGTAACGGTGCCTCTGTTGCCGGGGAGCCGACTGAAAATAATTCCAACGAGGAGGATAACGAAGGAATGGAACTCAACGAACTCACCGCTGAACAGCTTCAGACGGGCAACCCGGCCCTGTATCAGCAGGTACAGCAGAGCGCCATCGAAGCCGAGCGGGAACGCCTGGCCGACATCGACGCCCTGACCCTGCCCGGATATGAGGCCATGGCCGCCGAGGCCAAGCAGAAGGGCACGTCTGCCGCGGATTTCCAGAAGCAGATCGTGGCCGCGATGAAAGCCAAGGGCAGCGACTTCATGGCACATCGCCAGAAGGAGACCGAGCCCGCGGGGCAGGTAGCGGGCGGAGCCGCCGACGGCGGCGGCAAGACCGAGGAGCAGGAAATCGAGGACAATGCGAAATCCATCGCCGAGTATGCCAAGCAGTACGCGGGCAGCATCGACGGCTCCATGTACTAATCAGAAAGGAGAGCTAAACCATGAGCGAACTGTATAGCACCATCGGCACCAGCGCCTACGACCAGCTTTTGGCTGATCCCCAGGGCGCGGATGTAATCGCCATCCCGTGCGAGCCCGGCAATGGGACCGTGAAGCGCGGCACGGTAATGTACCGCAAGGCGTCCGGCCTGTGGGCTCCCGCCGCCTCCGCCAATGTCGTGAACACCAACCAGCTTGCGGTGCTGAACGAGGAAGTGGCGACCGGCAGCGCCCCCGCTTCCGGCGAGACCGCCACCGCCGAGGACGCCGCTGCTTACCGCGCCGGTCAGTTCATTGACGGGCGCGTGACCCTGGCCTCCGACGCCGCACTGACCGCGGCCCATAAGGTGATCCTGCGTCAGCAGGGCATCGTGTTCGACGAGAAGGAGAGCACGAGCACCTTTACCAACACCGTGACCGGCTCCTGATAAGGGCCAATACAAAGCGAAAGGAGATTAACCGACTATGGATATTTATTCCACTCGTGCACAGCTCGCGGCTATCGACCTGATGCCCCGCGAGTATTCCGCGCTGCATGACTTTTTCGCCCGCGACGCGGGCACCGTCGAGGACGACAAGGCCATCTACGACTTCCGCAAGGGCAGCCGCCGCATGGCCCCCACCGTGCATCCCGGCACCGGCGGCGTCCTGATGGATCGTGACGGCTACGAGACCCGGGAGATCGGCTTCTGCTGCATCGCCCCGGAGCGCGTGATCGAGAGCGACAACCTCCAGGGCCGCATGTTTGGCGAGCGCGTGTTTGGCGCTATGACCCCGCAGGAGCGGGAGCGCAAGCTGCTGGCCCGCGACCTCACCGATATGCGCAAGGCCATCCAGCGCCGCCGGGAATGGATGGTGCGCCAGGTCCTCCTGACCGGCAAGCTGTCCGTGTTCACCTACACCAACGAGGGCCGCGGCGTCGCAGCGTCCATGATCGCCGATTACGGCTTCACCAACTTCTTTACCCCCGGCTCGGGAAGCGCAAACTGGGATCAGGCGGGCGCAAAGATCGACAAGGATATGCACGAAATCTTTGATCTCGTGTATGACGGCCTGGGCTATGTGGACCGTATTTTCATGGCCCCTGACGTGGCCGACGCCATCCTGAGCAATTCGGACTATGTCAAGTATTTCGACGGTCGGAATATCGACATGGGAAAGATCAACACGCAGTATCGCGGCTCCGGCATCCGTTTCATCGGCTGGAACAGCGACGGCGTGGAAATGTACTCCATTTCCGGGACCTTCATCGACGATGACGGCACGGCCAAGAGACTGATCCCGGACGGCAAGCTGATCGCCGGAAGCGGCGACCTGCTGAATATCTTCCACGGCCCCGTTACCCAGGTGGAGGAGACCGGCGCGAACGCCCAGCACAAGACCTACATCAAGAAGGAAGTCCCCCTGCGGTACGGTTCCATCGACGCCAATGCCGTGAAGAATCGCCTCACTTCCTGCCCTACCGTTGTGCCTGTGAACGTGGACGGCTGGTGCGTGGCGACCGTCCTGTAAGGGAGGCCGGCTATGTATATCGCCAAGAGCTACATCGGTAGAGAGTTCGTGCCGGGTGAAGTCCTCCCCGACGACCTCCCGGAGGAGGTGGTCGAGCGGCTGCTTCGTGCGGGCGCTATCCGCGAGGTAGAGGGCGTGGCGGTTTCTGCTGCGCCCCTGGCTCCTACCGATCCTCCCGCTGACCCGGAGGGCGAGCCGGAGGACCCGGAGAGCGAGATCGACGACGACGCCGAGCCGGAGGAAATCGACGTGACCGCCGGGATCGTGACCGATCCCGCGCCGGAGAAGCCGAAACGGACGGCCCGGAAAAGCGGAGGTAAAAAATCGTGAAAATCCTGATCCTTTCCACCTGCAAGATCGAGGAGTACGACGACAGCTACGCGGCCAGGCTCATTGAGCAGGGCCGCGCTGTGCTGCCGCCCATCGCCCAGGAAAAGCCTGCGGCTCGTAAGCCCCGCAAGGCAGACATCGCCGAGCCGGAGGAAAAAACCGACAAGGAGTGACACATCATGGCGCTGAAAGATCGTATTGCTGCAGATGTCCACCGTGTTTACATGAACATGGAGCATTTTGCAGAGACCCACTACTGGAACGGCATCGCCATTACCTGCGTGCCGGACGAGGAGGAAGCTCTAAAGCGGAAGAACAACAACGTGAATGATATCTCTTGGGACAACAACATCCGGGAAATCCTCATACACACACCGCTTGTTGACTTCCCCGGAGGCCGAGAGCCGGAGCCGAATACGCAGATCATGTTTGATAAGCGGACCATGTGGGTGAGGGACATCCAGCATAACATGGGGATGCTCGACATCCTGCTTTCGGCGCGTGATCCGAGGGAGTATGTAACGGTATGAGGACTACGGAACGCCTGCGCGGTCTGAAAGCCTGGACCTACGCAACCCTCTGCGAGGGGCGGGAAATGAAAGCCCCGCCTCCCAATATGGACCTGACGCAGATCATTCGCAAGGAGCCTAGCTGCTATCTCGGCTGGGCTCCTTCCCGTTTGAACGAAAACGGGCAGCTCCAGACGGAGGCGCTGAGTGTTTGCCCCGGCATCCTTATTATGCCTAATCAGGCATACGGGAAATACACCGAGGAAAAACGCTTTGACCGCTACAACAACATCCACCGGCCCCAGGAAATGGGGCAGCATCTTTCCACCAGCATATTGTTCAGCGTATACGAGCCGGGGACCAGGCTTCCCGGATTCGTTGCCAGCGCAGGAGAACAGGGCCAGGACATTGATATGTCTCTGATCCTGGAAGGGACCGAACAGGGCCTTTTTACACTTCTGAACTGGATGGACGATTGCATGGCGGCTCTGATAGGTCAGAAGATGATCCCTAAAACGGATTTGGCCGTGGAGGAGGACAGTATCACCTACTCCCTCTACACAGACCAAAGCTATGTCGTGGATCGTCGGCCCATCTACTACGGGTTCGTCAATGTGTCCTTCCTTTGCTACGCGAACGAGGGGACGGACCCGAACTATGAAAAATTTCTGAAATAAGGAGGAGAACAATCAATGTCTGATTACCTGCACGGTGCATACGGCCAGATTCAGGCCGTCGGCACCCGCGTAGCGGACGACAGCCAGGGCGCGATCGTCTACATCGGCACGGCCCCCGTGAACCAGGTCGAGGGCGGTGCGGATAACGTGAACAAGCCCATTGTCGTGAACAACATCGCCGAAGCCCGGAAGTTTTTCGGCTACTCCGACGATTGGGCGAGCTTCACCCTGTGCGAGGCGATGCACGCTCACTTTGAGCTGAAAGGCGTTGGTCCGCTGATCTTTATCAACGTCCTGGACCCCACCATCCACAAGGCGACCACCAAGACCCAAAAGAGCCTGACGCCGAAGAATGGCCGCATCACCATCACCAGCGCGGAGAAGGTCTACATGGACAGCGTGGAGGTCAAGACCACCGGTTCCGATCCGACGACCAAGGTGAAGGGCACGGACTATTCCATCGCCTACAACGCCGACAAGAAGCAGATCATTATCCAGGAGCTCACCAGCGGGGCACTGGGGACCTCTGCCCTGTCGGTTTCCTATGACACTGTTACGCCTGCGAGCGTGACGGATTCCGTCGTGATCGGCTCCAGCGACGGCCTGGGCCTGAATACCGGCATCTTCGCCGTGAAGAACGTGTATAACGCCACCGGCTATATCCCGTCCTACCTGGCGGCCCCCGGCTTCTCGTCCCACCCCGCCGTGCACTCCGCGCTGTATCAGAACAGCGTCAAGATCAACGGCCATTGGGACGCCTATATCTTCGCGGATGTGCCCATCACGGACGACGGGACCGCGATCACCCTGGCGACCGCCGCGACGTGGAAAGCCGCGAACGGCTACACCCACGAGAACGAGACCGTCTACTTCCCCCTGGCGAAGGGCATCGACGGCAATATCTATCACCTGTCCGTGCTGGCTGCGGCCAACTTCCAGGAGCTCCTGCTCGATCAGGACGGCATCCCCTGGAAAACCGCCAGCAACACGGCGTGTGCCGTCATCGAAAACCTGTACCTGGGCGAGAGCGTCACGGGACGGGTCTACGACGACGAGATCATCAACAACTACCTCAACAAGAACGGCATCGCCTCCGCCGCCTTTGTGGGCGGGCGCTGGGCGATTTGGGGCTGCCACAGCGCCGACTACAACCAGGAGGACGGCGATCAGATCAACGTGGCGGAGACCAACCGCATGATGCTGTACTACATCAGCAACGATTTTCAGGCTCGCCGCACGGAGGATGTGGACAAGCCCATGTCCGCGAACGACATCGCTACCATCGTTGCGGAGGAGCAGACCCGGATCGACGCGCTGCTGAAAATCGGCGCTCTGATCTACGGCGAGGTCCACGCCAACGCCGACGCTGAGAATCTGAGCGACATCATGCAGGGTGACTACAGCTTCACCTTCAACGTGACGACTACGCCGCTTGCCAAGAGCCTGACGGCTATCGTCAACTGGACGGATGACGGCTTTGTCACCTACTTTGCGGCGGAATCCGATAACGCCGCGTAAGAAGGGAGGATAAAAAATGCCGAGCAAAGTGTATAACAACGTCGAGGGCCATCGGTTGCTTGATAACAAGCGCGTGTGCGAGGATGTGACGAAGATCGGCCTGCCGACCATCAAGCACTCCACGACCACGATCAACGCCTCCGGTATGGCGATGGACGTCGATATGCCGAACACCACCCACATTGAGGCGATGGAGTTTACCATCACCCACAACAACGGCACAAACTGCCAGTATCTCGCCAACCCCGGAAAGCACAGTATTGAGGCGCGGACCGTCCGCCAGCGGTACAACGTGGCAAAGGGCGTGATCGAGCACGAGAAGGTGAAATTCCGCATCACCGGCGTACACACCGAGACGCAGAAGGGCGACATCGAGACCGGCTCTCCCTTTGGCAGCACGGATAAATACTCCGTCCTCCGCTACGAGGAGGAAGTCAACGGCAAGGTCGTCACCATCGTTGACGCGATGGCGGGAATCATCAAGTACAACGGCACCAACTACACCGACGCGGTGGAGAAGCTGCTGAAATAATCCCCCAAGCGGAGCGCGAGGCACAAAGCCACGCGCTCCGCCTCTGTCCGTAAGGAGGCGTGACATGAGCAAAGCATCATCCGTCGTGGCTCTCGCGCTGAACGAGATCGGCTACAGGGAAAAGGCGAGCAACGCGAGCCTGGACCTTGCCACCGCCAACGCAGGGACCGCGAACTGGACAAAATACGCCCGCGACCTGTGGAACGCCGGGTATTACAACGGGAACAAAAACGGGTACGCCTGGTGTGATGTTTTCGTGGACTGGCTTTTCTTCAAGGTCTTTGGGAAAACCGAGGGCCAGCTTTTGGAGTGCCAGACCGGGGACCTGGGAGCGGCCTGCCCCTATTCCGCGGGCTACTATAAAGCGCAGGGGCGCTACGACAAGAATCCGAAGTACGGCGATCAGATCTTTTTCCAGCAGGGCGGCGAGCTGGTCCATACCGGCATCGTTGTTGAAGTCACCGCGACGCAGGTAATCACCGTGGAGGGCAACAGCTCCAATATGGTGAAGAAAAACACCTACAGCCGCAGCAGCTCCTACATCGCCGGGTACGGCCACCCGAAGTACACCGAGGAGAGCGAGCCTGCCGCGTCCGGCGGCACCGAAGTCATTGACGTGGGCGAGGAGGTCACGGTCAAGCTGAACAAGATAGGCAAAGGGTCCTCCGGGGCGCTTGTCAAGACCGCGCAGAGAATCCTTTACGCCCGCGGCATCCGCGATGACGCAGGCGGAACGATCTCTGTTGACGGAGATTTCGGCGCGAAAACGGCGCAGGCCACGGTCAAGCTGCAGAAACAGCTTTTCCCCGGCGATCCATCCCAGTGGGACGGTGTGTGGGGAAGCAACACCTGGCAGGCGGCGCTTACAAAGCTGTGGTAAGAAGGGCCTGACGACATGAGACCGTGGGCCTGGTGGTCGTTTTTTATCGGCCTGTTTGTCGGGTGTGTCCTGGCGCTTCTGGCCGTACTCGGAATTGTCTGCCTGCTCGTTCACTGGAAGCACAAGGACGGCAGCAGCGGTATAAGCGATTGAAACGAAAGACCACCGGGGCGGTCATCCTCCCTGGTGGTCCAGCCGACACTACAAGAAAGGATTGACACCATGAAAGACGAAAAGAAACTGCCGGTTACGAACAGCCCGGTTGCGGACCCCTACGATCTTTCCGAAAATCCCCCCAAGGAAGAAACTGACGAGGCAAAGGAGCGGGAGGAGAGACGCAAGCAGCTCCGCGAGCGAATGGAGGCCGAAGCCGCCAAGATCAAGGAGGCGATGGAGGCCATGAAGGAGGGCAAGGGCATCCTGGAACTGGAAACGCCCATAGTGGCGGGAGAAAAGCAGATCACCGAATTGCCCTATGACTTCACCGTGCTTACCGGCATGGAATATACCGACGCGATGGATTCCGACAACAGAGGGAACGCCCAGCAGATGTACAGCATCACCTACCGCCAGGGGCTTAACCTGTTTGCTGCTGCCGCCGCGAAGGAGGTCGAGGAGCTGGATATGACGGACATCATTACGCGGATCGGCGTTACGGACGCGGTGGAGGCCGTGCAGCTTGCGACCCTTTTTTTTACCGCATCGACCCGGGCGGGCCGGAAGCGTATCTCGAAAAAGTAATCACGGCGGGGATGATTATTCATACGTCCGTCCCCGACCTTATGAATATGACGCTGCGCCAATTCTACCGGGTGTACACCGCGACCGCGGCGGTCCTGAAAAAGCGGTGATATTGAGGAGGATCGGACGTGGAAATCTACTATCAGGGAACAGACATCACGGGCTATGTGCAGGTAAAAAAGTGTATAGTCCGCGACACCTGCGGGAAGCGGTGCGACAGCCTGGAAATCGAATTTGAGAACGCCGCGGATTGGTTTCGCTGGGGGCCAGAGGAGGACGACCAAATTCGGATTGTCCACAACGGCTATGACACTGGTGCAATGTACGTCAATACGGTGCTGCCGGAGGACGGGAGATACCGCATCGTGGCAACGGCGCTCCCCTGTAAGGCCCGCCGGAAAGCATGGCGGAGCTTTATCGGGAAAACTGTCGAGGAGATCATGCGGAGCTGCGCGATGGCGAGCGGCATGGACTATCAGCTTTTCGGGATCGACGGAAGCGCCTTGATCCCGTACATACAGCAGGAAGCGGAGAGCCCTGCCGCCTTTCTGTACCGGCTTCTGAAACTGGAAGGGGCCACCCTGAAATGTGTCAACGGGAAGTATACCGCCATTGGCACCATCTACGCCCAGGAGCGGGCGGCTCAACAGACCATTGAGATCACGAATAAGGACCGAGCCGCGGAATACCGACGAAGCGGAGCGACGGCCCAGGCGCTCACGGTGCGGACGCCCTACGCCGAGGCAAGAGCCGAGGACGAGGCTGTGCCGAGCTCCCATATCCAGATCGTAACAAACGATTACCCGGCGCTGAACGCTGTCCAGGCGGGGCGCTGGGCCCGCGGGCTCCTGCTGTGTTACAACCGGCAATGCGAGAGCGTGACGCTCCCCTATGAATTCAATGCCTGGTTTACCGCCATGGCGCGGATCGACTTCACCGGGGACACCGACGCGACCGGGGAATGGCTGATCGAGGAGGCGGAGCACGACCTTATCAACAAGACATCCAAGGCGAAGCTGCACCGATGCGTAACGACGATACGATAACGGGAGGCGGCATGAACTACGGAACTACCATTGAGCGGGGGCGGATCACCGCGGCGACCGAGGGCGGATATGCCGTGGCCTCGCTGGATCGGGACGGGGTTGAGAGCCCGCCCCTGGCAGGGATCGACAATACGACGTACACCGTGGGAGACATGGTGTATTTTTTCTTATTCCGGGACGGGACCGGGAAAATCATCTGTAAGGCGTAAAGCGGAGCGCGCGAGTTGGACGGAGAAAACGTAACGCCGCCCGCGCGGAAAGGACGGTGAAGATATGGCGCAGACGCTTGAAACCATCATCCGCATAAATGCGGAGATGGGAAGCGGCTTCTCCAAGGTGGGAGCAACGCTTACCGAGTTGGGAAGCATCGTCAACGGGCTGAGCCAGCGGCTTATCAACTTCGGCGAGGAATCCATAGACGTTTACCGCAACTACGAAATGAGTATGCGGGACGCCGAGGTAGCCTTGTCCACGACTTACGGCCAGGGGACACAACAGCTGCAAAAGGTCATGGGTCAGTTGGACGAATCCGCCACAGAATGGGCCGCGACCACGATCTTCCACACGAATGACGTTGCCAACGCCATATCCGAGGCGGCTCATGCGGGCTGGGATTACGACCAGATCATGGCGGGCATCCCGGCGGCGATGCAGCTCGCCCAGGCCGGGAGCCTGGATTTGAGCGAGGCCGTAAACTACATCGTCAAGTCCACGAATGCCGCAGGCATCAGCTTCGAGGACATGGGCCACTTTATTGACCTGTGGACCTTTGCGGCGAACAGCAGCGCGTCCACCATCGGAGAGTTCGGTGATTCGATGCTCCGCATGGGCTCCACGATGCGCTTCGCCTCCAACCCGGAGGAGCTTATGACGCTGATCGCCGTCACGGCGGACGCGGGCTCTGTCGGCAGCGAGGCCGGTACGATGATCCGAAACTCCATCATGCGTCTGATCGCCCCCACGCAAAAGGCACAGGATGCTATGGAGCTGCTGGGCGCGACGAGTGACGAGACGGCGGAGATTATGAACGACGAGGCTCTGGCCGCCGCCAATGCCGCCCTTGCCTCCCGTGGATTCAACGTATTCGACCAGGAAACCGGGGAAATGCGCCCGGTCCTGGATATCTACCAAGACCTGAACGACTGTCTGGCAGAGATCGCGGGCGGCTACGAGAACATCAGCAGCAACGAGGACGCCTTGGCGATCCTGTCCGCAATCTTTCCGACGAGGACGATCACAGAGGCATTGAACCTCCTGAACGCCACGGCGGACGGATACGGCGGCCTGTATGACGCCATGATGGAGGGGGCGGCGGAAGGCTACGGCCAGTATGCCGCCGATACCATGATGGACACCCTCAACGGCAACATCGAAATCTTTGAAAGTAAGGTCGAGCGACTAAAACAGATCGTGGGCGGCGAGCTAAAAGGCCAGGTCGTGGACGCTGCGGGCTTTGCCGGGGAGCTGGTGGACAAGCTCGCGGAAATGGACCCGGACGCTTTCAGCGCCCTTATCACCGGCGCGGAGGTCCTGGCTGTGGCCGGTCCCGGCCTGCTGATCGCGGGCGGCGCTTTCCGCCTTATCGGGCTCGCCATGACGCCTATCGGCGGCGCAGCGGCGGGACTTCTGGCGCTGGCGACCGCCGCCGCCGTGCTGAAAGACCTGGAAATGTCCGACTTCGCGGACAATTTCGGCAATATGGAGCTGGACCTCGCGCCCTTCACAGGTTATGTGCGCTCTCTGGGTGACGGATTCCGCAATACCTATCAACAGGTGGACGCATTTCACACCGCCATGGACGAGGCGGTGGCAAGCTACGAAGCGGCCAGTGGCACGTTCAGCGGTACGCTCCTTACCGATATGCTGACGAACGTACAGCTTACCGACGCCGACAAGAGCGCCCTTATGAGCCTTGGCGACGATATGCTGGCCGCTGTCAAGGACGGGATCACCAACAGCTACGCCGGGAGCATGAGCTATTGGGAAGCGTTTTTCGGCGGCGAGGGGACAGCAGAGGATGACGACACCTTCCGGGAGATTATCAATCTGTCCAACGAGGCATACGAGAGCGCCATAGCCGAGGCGGAGAGTATCGGCCAGGGGCTCCGGGACGCCATGACAGCCGCTTTTGCCGACGGCGAAATCAGCCCGGAGGAGTATCAAAATATCCTCTCCTATATGCAGAGCTATAACGCGGCCATAGCCCGCGCTGCCTCCGAAGCCCAGGCCGAGGAGGATTACATACAAACGCAAAAGTGGCTCCATCAGGCGCAGACGGCGAGCCTGGACGAAGTGCAGGACATCGCCCGGACCGCCACGGAGGAGCGGGACGCTATTCTGGCGGATCAGGAGGACCGCTATCTGACCGAGCGCTTCCGGCTGGAATACAACGGCGCGGACAGCGAAACGCTGGCTCGGACGGACGCCATCTATCAGCAGCAACAGCAGCAGACTGCCGCGGCCTATGACGAGTTCCTTACGACGCTGTGGGACAGCCAGATTCAGCAGGGCGGCCAGGCGGAAAACTACGCCTGGTTGAGCCAGATTGCCGGAATGTACCTGGAGGGCGGCGTCACGAGTGATACGGCCCTCGATATGATTACAGAGCAGCTAGGGCGGAGCGTCTACGCCGGACAAAGCGGCTGGGGCGCATCCAACAGCGACCGGGCGCAGCTCGGTAAAATGCTGGGCTTCTGGGTGGACAGCATGGGCGGCGAGGACGCCGTAGCGGAGCGGATTTCCTACTATGAGGGGATCGGCAATCAGGCGATGGCGGACCAGATCACGCAAATGTACGCCATGGAACAGCTCGTGAATGGCTTTGAAACAGTCACGAGGACAGGGCGCAATCCCTGGGACCTGATCGGCTTCACTGGCGACTTCTCCACAACCGGCCAGAACGACCGCATTATAGGCGAGTATAACCGCAGTGCTGCGGAGGCGGTCTTTGCGTCGCAGGACTACTCCGTGGACATCGCCCGCCGGACGGTGGAGACCTTGGGCGGAGCCGACGGGCCGATAGGCCAATTCTTCGACGCCGTGGGTCAGCAGATCGAGACGAACGATCCATATTCCACAGGTGTTTATGAAGCCCGGCGGCAGATCACCGGAAACACGGAGCAGGCGTGGAACGGTCTAATGAATCAGCTTGCCGCCGCTTACGATTTCAGCGCGATCATTGCGGACTTCGGCGGGGACATCGGTATAGCCCAGGCCGGGAGCGGATTGCAGGAATCCTTTGCGGCGTGGCAGCTCCTGTATGGAGGAATCGACGCCGAGCAGTATCGAATCCAGGTGATCCCGGAGATCGACACTTCTGCCATGCAGACGGATTTCGACCCCGTGCCGCTTCCCATTGAGCCCTATGTCGAGGGCACAGACGCGATGGAGAGCTTGCAAAACCAAGGGGTAGAGGTATCTGTCGGCGCGGACGCCACGGAGCTTTCGGCCACCATCGACGGCGAGGACGGCCAGACCCTTTTGCAGTATCTTGACGGCGACGCGACCGACCTCCACATGGTAATCATGGGCGAGGACGGGCAGCAGCTTACCGAGATCGTTCACGGCAACACGGCCAGCCTTGCGGCGGCAATCAACAGCTACAACGGGCGGACCATCACTGTGAACATCGCCGGGAACAGGCTATTTGCCTCCGGCGGACGCGCTACCAGCGCGTCCATCTTCGGCGAGGCGGGGCCGGAATGGGCGATCCCGGAAGAACACAGCGAGCGGACGGCGGAGCTGCTGAACGCGGCCCGCGCAGCCTCCGGTTTCACCTGGCCGGACCTGCTGGCCCGATTCGGCGGACTGAACGCCAACGCCAACAACACACCGACCACCATCGTTTACAGCCCGGTCATTCACGCCCAGGACGCCCGCGGCGTGGCGGAGGCGCTGCGGGAAGATCACGCCCGGTTTGAAAAATGGTGGAACGAGAAACAGATGCACGACGCGGTGGAGGTGTACCAATGACTTTGAGTGGACAGGGATATAAATGCAGCGCCGGAGAGACCTTCGACAGCGTGGCCCTGGATGTATACGGGGACGAGAAATACGCCTGCGAGCTTCTGAACGCAAACCCGGCCCTCTGCACCAAGCCGATGTTCACCGGCGGGGAGGTCCTTGATCTCCCCGTGGTAGAAATCCCTGCGGACGATGGCGGCGAGATGCACGCGCCCGCCGTAGCCCCCTGGAAGGAGTGATACATAATGGCGATCATCGCATGGTGGAATGCCCACCAATTTGAGGTGTCGCCCGCGGTGATCCGCAGTTTCACCAGGCTGCAGATCAAAGGATCGAGCGAAACGGAGGAAAAGATCAACGGCGGCGAGAAGTACGTCTCCCGAAAAAACGGGAAGCCTATGGAGATCACCTTCACGATCCATCTTGACCGTCGGCTCGGCGTCAACGTCCGGGAGGAAGCCATAGCGTACATTGCGGAAGCCAACTGGGGCAAAGAAGGGCCGATATGGTTCTATCAAGATAACAAGAGTTTCAAGTTGGTGCAATGCTGGATGATGTTGACAGACGCAACGATCACAGAGGCAGAATTAACGCCAACTGGCGAATGGCTCCGGGCGGATGTGCAACTCACGCTAAAGCAAAGCGGAAACAGTTACTCGGCTAGTACCAGCAGCGCCGGAAGTTCTGGCGGAGGCGGTTATAGCGGTGGCGGCGGAGGGTACAGCAAAGCCTCCGTGAAATCTACATCCACAACCACGAGCACCGGCTCCTCCTGGTTGCAAAAAGCAGCGAACACCGTAAAGAGCAAGATAGCGGAGGTCAAAAGCACCGCGACAAAAGCCGCGGTCAGCACCGCAAACAAGACGATCTCCCGGATCGTAAGCACCGTCAAAAAGACGACGGCAGCAAAGAAAACCACGTCCACCAAATCGTATGGCGGTGGGAAAATGGTCATGCGTACAAAGTAAGGAGGGGCAGATATGGCACAATATCAGATCGACAACGTACAGTCCCCTATCGACTTCCAGGAAAGCGACATCCGGCTGCGGACCCTGCAGAACGCTAAGAATCTGCTGATGTGCGAAATGGGCGAGGTCCCATATGACCGCTGCAGAGGCTTCGATCCGTCGCTGTACGACCTGCCGATCAACGATATGAGGGCGGCGCTCCTACCGGAGCTGGACCGGATCATGATGTACGAGCCGGACGCGGAAGTGGTATCGGCAAACGCCTCCCTGCTGGACAACGGCGGGGTGTATATCCGTGTGATCGTGGAACTGCCGGATTAGGAGGAGTGATTTTATGGACAACACCGAGCTTCATTATTTGACCTACGACCCGGACGCGATCTGGGATGAAATGATCTACAACTATGTGACCGCGGGCGGTGACATCCTCTATCCGGGGGATGAGAAGGAAATCCTCTTGCGGTCCGTATTGGCGGACGTCGTTCAGATCTTCGCGGGCGTGGATAACGCGTTGCGGATGCAGACGCTCCGCTACGCCGTGGGCGACTATCTGGACCTCCTGGGCGAGCTGCGGGGATGCGAGCGGATCGCGGCCAGCGCCGCCACCGCTACCGTCACCATCACCACCTACGCCACGGGCAAAACGGACGTGCTGGAAGCCGGTACGACCATGACCGCGGACGGCGAGCAGTTTTACGAGCTCGTGGAGGACTTCGCTATGACCGGCTATCAGCAGACGGCGACGGTGCAGGTCCGGGCGGTCCGGGAGGGCAGCGCCGGGAACGGCCTGCTGGCGGGGGCGCAGATGCAGCTTGCCGTGACGAACACGGGCGTGGATTCGATCCTCGTTGCTACGGACGCCAGCGGCGGCAACGAGGAGGAGGACGACGACACCTACCGCGACAGAATCCGGGAGTTTGGTCTTGCGAGCATCACCACCGGGCCGGAACAGCAGTACGAGGCCGCAGCCAAGGCTGTGAGCAGCGAGATACTGGACGCCGAAGCGATCAATCTCGGCGCGGGCAAAGTGGGTGTGTATGTGATCCTCGCCAGCGACACGGGCGCGGCGGCTATCCTGCAGGCCGTGGCGGATGCGCTGACGGCGGAGGATGTGCGGCCCCTGACGGACCAAGTTTCCGTACACCGGGCGACGGACATCCGCTACACCCTGAACGTGCAGTATCGGGCGGACGGCAGCAGCTCCGTAAGCTCCGCTATAGCGGACGCGGTGACGGACTACCAGGAGTGGCAGGACAACACCATAGGCCGCGCGTTCAACCCAGACCGCCTCATGGCGGCCATCTATCAGGCGGGGGCTACCCGCGTGATATGGGGTAGTGGGAGCACGTTCGACGGCGGCGATGTGGAATATACAGAGATCGCGGCTACGGCGCGGTGCAAGGGGACGATCACCCTTACGGCCCTTACGTCCTGAAAGGGGGCGCGAGGGAATGTTTACCTTTGACGTAACGAAATGGGTGCCGAAGTTCATCCTGCGGGATAAGAACGGCTACGCCATCGCAAAGGCGATAGAGGCGGCCATGCAGATCATGAACGACACCATAGCCGAGGGCGTGGCCTGCATCGCCGACTATGACACGATGCCGGAGTGGCGGCTTGACGAGCTGGCATGGGAAACCAACTGCCTTTACGACTACAACGCCGACGTAGAGACAAAACGCCAATGGATCAAGAACGCGATCCCTCTATACCGCCTGTACGGTACGCCGCAGGCGGTATACAAGTATATCGGCAGCTACTTCGACAACATAGACCTGGAAGAAGCGTGGGAGTACAACGGGGACCCGTACCACTTCCGCGTGACGGTAGAAGGAGAATGGACACCGGAAAATGAGGCGTGGGCGCGGCGGGCCATCAACACGGCAAAGAACGTTCGCAGCGTCCTCGATTCCCTGCGGATCGGCTGCAAATGCTTTGTAGGGATCACCGCCGACGGCCGGGTTTTGGGGCGCTTCCGCTATCCCATGACCGGCCCGGAGCAATGGGCGGGCCGCTGGCCGCAGGAGAACACCATCGGCGTGATCGACGACACGGGCCGGGCCGCAGCCCAGGCGGACGCCCTGCCCTATCCCTTCCCCTATCCCATGACCGGCACACGCCCCCAGGAAAACACCCTGGGCGCGATCATGGACGCGGGTGCGGGCGTGGACGCCCAGGCCGAGGGCTACCGCTACGCCTACCCCATGACGAGCGGGGATGTGAACGCCGGGACGATCCCACAGATAAACACGCTGGGGGTTTTGGGAGAAAACGACATCCAAGCCGCGCAGGCGGACGACACATACACCCGCATCCCCTACAAGATGTGCGGCCAGGATGAAATCTAAGGAAAAGGAGGACGGACATCATGGCGAATGTGTTTACCCTGGACAGCGCCTATCTGACAGCCAAGCGGACGGACATCAAGAATGACATCGCCTATGCCCGGTACAAGGTGGGGAGCACCTGGTATCAGGCGGCGATCCAGAGCGCCGAAGTGACGAGCGACGGGCGCGTAGAGGTTACGTTTATCATCGACCACACCGTGGCAGGCAACATAACGGTGACGGGCGTGGAGCTCTACGACCACAACGGCGTCCGCATCGGCAGCAAGACGGTGAGCATCACCAGGGCGGACGCCACCGAGGGCATCCTGTATCTGTGCCGGTTCAGCCTGTTCCAGGTTGTGGAAAACAGCAGCAGCACCGGCGCTTATGACGCGCTGTAGAAAGGGAGTGAAAAGCTATGAGCTACAATAAGCGCATTATCTGGAAGGATCATGTCGTGGAGCGGCCCCGGACCTATACCGAGGCAACCAACAGCGACGGAAGCAAGACCTTTACCCCCGCCCCCGGCCGGGTGATCCAGCAGGGAACTCCGCAGAGCGGGACCAACTTCAACACCATGGAGGAGGCTTTGCAGCATATCAGCATCGCCTATGACATGATGATGACCCTGCACCAGGCGGAGCTTCGGGCCGCGCAGAGCCGTATTACCACCCTGGAAGCCCAGGTATCGGCCTTGACGAGCTGACGAAAGGAGGACGAACCGATGGACGAAAACGAGGTCCTGACCACCGAGGAAATGGACGATATGCCCGACGCCCCAGACTTTGACCCGGAGGAGTGGGAGCGGAAGCGCCAGGAGGAATGGGAGGCCAAAATCGCCCCCTTCCGCAATCTGCGTACACAGATCAACGAACACGACGAGCTGATGGCGGAAACCCTGTACGAGGTCACGCTTTTGGAGCTCGGAGAAATGGAGGTATAACGAGATGGCCTATAACCTGATGAAGCGGATCATCACCGCGGCGAAGAAAGACGGCTCCCTAGACGAGAAACGGGCCGGGATCATGGACAAGCTGGACGCTTTTCTGGCCGCGGACCGCCTGACCGCCGAGCAGTACAGGGAGCTCGTGGAGCTGATGGGCGAATGAGCCTGTTCCCGTCCCTTGCCGGTTGGATCACCGACCGGCAGTACAAAAAAATCCTATCCAGAATGGAGGTAAACACCATGACCTATAAGCTGATGAAGCGGATCATCCAGAAGGGCGGCTACGACCGCGAGAGCGTCATGCAGAAGCTCGACGTGTTCCTGATGGCGGACCGTATCACCGTGGAGGAATACCAGGAGCTTGTGGAGCTGATGGGAGGCGCGAACGATGAATAACTCCCCACTGGAATTCCTGGCGAAAAAATACGGCAATATCGTCAAGTACGACACGGACGGGAACGTGGCCGGTATCTTCGTGAAATTCCCGAAAATGAAAAGCTCTGACCTGGTGAGCGGGCTGCCGGAGCACACGCACCCGGCGTTCATCATCAACGGCGTGGAGCAGGACTATATCTTGCTTGGCAAGTATAAGGCCGGAGAAAACGGTGTGAGCGGCGGCGCTCTCGTTAGCCTGCCGAACATCATGCCCGTGCGGAGCCTGGGCGCGGATCAGATTCTCTCCCGTATCAAGATGGCCGGGACCGGGATCACGGGCATGACCGTGGCCGACTACGGCTTTATCAAGCTGCTGGCACAGAAAGAGGGCTGGGTCCCGAAGGGCAATACTCTGTGGGGCCAGAGCCACAAGGACGCGACCAACTGGAAGGTTGGCGAAAACGCGACCCTGAACCTCGTCCGTGCCTTTGAGGGGTACAAGTACAAGTGCCTGGTGGCCCACACCACCACCGCGGAGCTGCGCCCCGATCTCGCCCCGACCTATTGGGAACGGGGGGACTACATCGGTGGCATTTCCCAGGACAACGGCAAGGACAATACCACACAGACCGGCTATCGGACGCTGAACGGCACCGGGCCGCTGGACTGGTATCTCGGCAGCGATCCCGGCAACCTGGCGGACATCATCGGCTCCTCGTTGGAGCAGCAGTACGGCTACCGCATCGTGGATTGTGAGCTCCAGATTTTGGAGAACAACAACGCCGCGGACCCGGACGCCGACATTTCCGCCTCCTCCGCTGCCTGGAAAGCGATTCTCCCCAATGCCAGCAACGACGGGTACGCCCTTGTCGCCCCCGGCACCGCGGGGACGCTTCACTGGAACTGGACCGGCAGCGCGATCCAGCTTGATACCCAGTGCGACGACCTGACTGTGGGATCGAAAGGACAGAATTTCAAGACCCTGACCGCTCACAGCGACCGGCTCCCGTATGTTCCTCACATCGTCAAGGAGCTGGGCCTTTTCCCCACGGATGCCAACGACAACACCGAGGGATATTACTACGTCAACTTCGTGGCCGGAGAGCGATTCCCCCGGCGCGGCGGCCACTACGGCACCGGCAGCAGCGCCGGGCTTGGCTGTGTCGATGCCTACGGCGAGCGCGGCGGTGCGTACCCGTACTTTGGCGGGCGTCCGCGCTCCCTTCCCTGAATCCCTGACCCCTGGATGCTGAATCCCTGACGGGGCGGCGCGGGAGCGTCGCCCCTCGATCCCTCCCGGCAAATCGCACAAAGCGAGGAGCCGGACGGCCCAAATCCCACCGCCTGCCCCGATGCCGAAGGGGTTTACGCGCGCGGGATAGTTTATCTCTAGCTAGATATAATTTACCCCCCTACCCCCCATTTGGTGGAATTGACGAAGGAGAAGCCGATGCCGGATATCCGATACGACGCCGCGAACCCCGGCCCGTGCTGCCAGAAGATCGAGGACATGATGGATTGGTCCGATGGCGTGATAGGACGGTGGCCGCCCTTTTACAAATTTACTCTGGGTGAGGAGATCGAAAAGGAAATGCTGCTGATGCTGCGGCTGGCTACAAAGGCGCGGCTGCGGTATATGAACAAAAGCACCCTGGCAGACCTGGACACCAGCAAGGAAATCCTGAAAGCGATGACCCGCAGGGCAAACCGGGTGAAATTCATAGACCGAAAGGGCCAGGAGCGGCGGCTTTTGAGCGATCACAGCTTTGGCGTATGGTCGGATCAGATCGACGAGATCGGGAAGCTGATAGGCGGATGGATCAATGCGGTGGAGGGCCGGAAGAACAGCGACAAAAAGAAATTTGGGAACGTGCCGTGATTTGGACAGCCATAGCATAGGGGTCCAAAACGCTCTTTAGCGATTCCCCCGACGCGGCGGCAACTACAACAACAGCAGCAACGCCGGGCTTGGCTATGTCAATGCCAACAACGAGCGCGGCAATGCGAACACGAACTATGGCGGGCGTCCGCGCTCCCAGCATACCTCAAAAGAGCCGCGAGATCACGAATCAGCGGCCACATCTCTGATGGGAGGGGTGCGTTTCCCTCGGCGCTGCGATTTTCAGCGCCGTAAATGAAAATCCCGCACGGCTCCGGCAAGGATGATCCGGGGCAAAGGCCGGGCGGGAATCGCCGTGAAGCGCCCGGAAGGGTGTAAGGCGCTGGGCGTCAGCAGCTTCCCGCGAGGGAACACGCCACAAGGCCGATCAGAAATGACACGCACGGCAGAACGGAGGCGGTCTATTGGAGGGGCTGCACGATCTGAAAGACCGCATCTGCTCTTTTGAAAATCTCATGGGCGCGTACCGCGACGCCATAAAAGGCAAGCGATACCGCAACGAAGTCCTGGACTTTTCCTTCAACCTGGGCGAGAACCTGCGGAGCATCCAGCGGGATTTGCTGGATATGACCTATATCGTGGGGCCGTACAGGGAATTCTATGTGCGCTTCCCGAAGCCGCGCCTTGTCATGGCGCTGGGATTCCGGGATCGAGTGGTGCAATGGGCGATCTACCGCCAGATCAACCCATACCTGGACAAGCGATACATCACCCATAGCTATGGGTGCCGCACAGGCAAGGGGACGCTGGCCGCGGCGGAGTGCCTGCACAACTGGCAGCAGCTAATCAGCCGGAAGCCGGACGCGGACGATTGGTATCTTATCAAGGGCGATATTTCAAAATACTTCTATCGCGTGGATCACGGGGAGGTATTGAGAACATACGCCGGGACCACGGACGACGCCTGGTTCATGTGGCTTATCGGGACGATTATCAACAATCCCGATGTGCCTTTCGGCCTGCCGGTCGGCATGAAGCCGGACGATTGCCCGCGGAGTGAACGGCTCTTTGATGTGGGCATGCCGATAGGCAACCTCACGAGCCAGGAAACCGCAAATCTGTTTCTGGACCGCCTGGATCAGTATTGCAAACACGTCCTGCACCTGCATTTCTATGTCAGATATATGGACGACTTTGCGATCTTCGTCAAAGGAAAAGACGAGGCGAGGCGTGTTTTTGAGGCGATCCGCAGTTATCTCCTGGCGGAGCTGTATCTTGAATTGAGCCCGAAAAGCCGCATCCAAAAGGCGACGGCCCCGGTGGAATTCGTCGGTCATCTTATCACGCCGCACGGCATCCGCCTGCGGAAGAAAACCACCCGCCACATCAAGCGGAGCCTGCGCCATATCATGGCGGCCTATGCCGCGGGAGCTATGACGTATGACCGCGCGATGGAATCCGCCGTTTGCTACTACGGCATGGGAAAGCGCTGCCAAGGCCACAATCTGCAGCGGTGGATCGTGGAAAACTTTGTGCTTGAAAGAGAGGATGCCATGAATCAGGCGACGGGGCCGCCCGGACGAGGGCGGAAGTTCTTTACCATCCATGAAAACGAGGACGGCACCGCCGACGTTTATCTGACGCCGGACATCCACCCGGCCGCGGCGGACGGGATCACGGATCATGACATAGCCGTGCGCGTGGTGCGCGGCATCGTGCCCTATGACGGAATGGAAAAGGACATAAGAGACCGCTATGACGATTGGTGCGAGAGCGCCGAGACCATTCTTTTGTAGAGGAGGAAAAGGACATGGACTTGACCCCGGATCAGCTCTTGAAAACCGTCTATGTGATCGTCGCAGTATTCGGCGTTCTCATAACGGTGGATAAGGGCATCGACATCATCAAGAAGTGGAGAGCTCCGGCCACGGACACGGCGCAGAAGCTCGCCAACGACAAGGGCCGCCTGGACGACCACGAGGCGGCTATCAAGGACCTGCAGGAGAGCGGGCGGCTCCAAGGCGCGGCGCTCGTCGCTTTGCTGGATCACGAGCTCCACAATGGCAACACAAAGCAAATGGAGGACGCCCGCGACGATCTCCTGAAACACTACATGGCAAAGTAGGCTATGCACGGCTCGTCCATGAGGCGTCGGCCAATGGAGGGCAACCGGGCCGTGTGGGAAACCCGACAAAGAAAGGATTTGAACATGAAAAAGCTCTTATCTACGATCCTGCTCCTGCTGCTGGTGCTGGCGATGATCTTCACACTCGCCGCCTGCACCGCCCCCGCCGTCGTCACGGCGGACGGCGGCGACACCGTGGCAGGTGCGGCTATCAAGGTCGCCCTGAACGTGATCGAGGCGCTGGCTCTCTCTGCGGTCAGCATCTTCGGCGCATGGTGGGCGGCCAAGGCCAAGAACAAAACGGAATTACAGAATATCAACATCGCCATGCGCAATGTTGAAACCGTCGTAAGGCAGACGGTGGGCGAGCTCAAACAGACCGTCGTGGATAGTATGAAGGACGCGGCGGACAACGGAAAGCTGACAGAAAGCCAGGTGGACGACCTGAAACGGCGGCTCCTTACTATGACCCTGGGAAAGCTGGACAGTCCGACGGTAAATCTGTTGGAGGCGGCAGGAATGGACCTGTGTGCCTTTATCACCGGCGCGGCGGAAAGCTGGATCGCCGAACAGAAGGAAGCGCAGAACGCTTTTATTCTGGACGGTGTGGAGATCACCGACTGAATAGCACGAGCCCCGGCACATCGCCGGGGCTCGTTTTTCGGCCCTTGTTACTTGTCATAATGATAGGAAGTGAAAACACATGAAGCTGGTACAGCCGATACGGGACCTGGAAACGCTGCAGCGGTGCTTTGAGATCGCGCGGGAGCACGACCGACACCGCAAGACGGGAGAAGTGAGCTGGGAGCTTATCTTACTGGTGGGACTGAATACCTCCGTCCGGGTGAGTGACTTCCGCCGTTTCAAGGTGGCGGACCTCCGGGGAAAGGACTATGCGCAGATACAGGCAAAAAAGACGGGCAAGGAAGCCCGTATACTCATAAACCCCGCCGCCCGGAAGGAGATCAACCGCCTGCTGGCCGGACGGAAGCCGGACGAGTATATCTTCCAATCCCGGCAGAAAGACAGCATCACCCACAAGGCCCGCCCCATATCCCGGCAGCGGTGCTATCAGATCATCAACCATATAGCCAAGACCGCGGGCGTGGAGGAGCGGATCGGGTGCCATACCCTGCGGAAAACCTTCGGCTATCACTACTACCAGACGACCGGGGATGTGGTGAGCCTGCAGCGCATCCTCGGCCATAGCTTCCAGAGGGAAACACTGGTTTATATTGGCGTCGTGCAGGAGAACATTGACGAATCTATGATGAAAATGAATATGCTGACCGGGAGGAGGATCACCCAATGAGCGAGTATATCCGAAAGAGCAAAGCGGACCGCGTAGAGGCGTTCCACCTGTTTCTGATAGGGGCCATGCCAAAGGAACAGCGGTACGCCCTGGCGGACGCCCTGGACCGCATGGGATTTTTCACGGCCCCGGCGTCCACCAAATTCCACGGGAGCCACGAGGGAGGGCTTTTCGATCACTCTCTGGACGTGGGAAAGAATCTGCTCCTTCTGACGGACAAGCTGGGGCTGAAATGGCAGGAGCCCCGTTCTCCGCGGCTGGTGGGTCTGCTGCACGATCTTTGTAAGCACGACCAATACGGCCAGCGGGAGGACGGGAGTTATTACTACCGAACGAACCTTGCCCTTATCGGACATGGGGACAAATCGGTGATCCTGGCGCAGCGGGTCCTTCACGAGGTAGGGCTTTTCATGACGGAGGAGGAGATCATGTGCATACGCTGGCACATGGGAGCCTACGACGATTCAAAGACCTGGACGAATCTAGGGGAGGCAATCAGCCTTTTTCCGAACGTCCTCTTTACCCACACGGCGGACATGATGGCGAGCCGAATAAATGGTATATAATAGGTATAGGCACGAAAAACGGCCCTCGGAACGATCCGGGGGCCGTATATTTTTTGCCTTTTTGCCAGACTTTGGGGGCGTCTGTTTGTCATATTGAGGCATGGTAAAACACAAATCCCCCGGAATCCGGGAAAGTATTGCAAAATCTTAAAAAACCGGGCCGGAATGGGTTTAACACAACATCCTATTATGACAAAGCCAGGACGGGGAGCGAGCGGGCCTTGCCGGGGACATTCGTGTCCCTAGCAAATAACGGGCAAATGACGGGCAAATGACCTTTTTCGTGGCGTCACGAAAATGATATAGGGCGGGCATTTTCGCCGGTACAATGGCAGAAAACGGCGCTTTTTGAGCATTATCTTTTGAAAACGGACGATTTTTCAAAAGATACGGGCAAATTTGCGCATGAAAAAAGCGGCCCCGATATGGGGCCGCCCGTATTCCGTGTTCAATCCGGCCATATATAGGCGTGTTGTAATGATCCGCTGATTTTGTCAAAGGTGAAGTCGGCGACGGACCTTTCTTCAAGCTCTACCGCTGTGACGGGTTTTCCCTTGTCGTTGTAGAAATTGCCGTCCTCCGTCAAGCGGTATTCAATCCCCGCCCGGCGAAGCATATCGCAGAATGTTTCGATGTCTGTCATAAACCCTCCAAAATGATCCGGCGGCGTTGCCGGGTGAAATGGTCGGGCGGCGTTGCCCGGAATGATCCGGCGGCGTTACTTGCCGGATTTGCGGTCCTTGCGGTCGAATACGGACGGGACGCGCTGGACTACCATTACGCGGGGCTCGTGATCCCCCTCCCGCGGCGCGTTGTCCTTGCTCCGCCCCGCGCCCGCAAAGAGGCGCAGCAGGCCGACGGCCAGCAGCGCCAGGCCGGGGGCGTAGGCGATCCATTGATGATGTAACAGGAATTCCATGCTTACCCTCCGTTTCGGGCGATGTCCTCCCGGATAAGACGCTTGATATAGCCCTGCATACTCGGCTCTGTTTCCAGCTTTGCCAGTATGTCGGCATCCAGTTTCAGATTGAATTTGAGTTTTATCGGGCGGGTGTTCTCCTTGTCGTAGCGATCCTTTGCTTTGTTCTTCGCTCGCCGCGCTTCCTCCTCGGTGCTGTAGATACGCATGGTGTCGGCCTCCTTTTCGGTGTTCCCGTATAATAATATATAATAAAACATCGCGCGGCGCGTGTCAAATGGCAGGTGATATTAAAAATCCGCGGATTTTATGCGCGGGGCCACGACGGACCGCAGCGCCGGACGATATACCAATGCTCGCCGTAGTCCTCGATCACGTCCCCGGTTGGGTATAGGTCATGAGCGGCGCAGACCTCCAGGATTTGCCCGCGCTGCTCCCGCCGCGCCTGAAAATAATCCTCCCGCGCAGGGTCCACACGATACCGCGGTATCAGAATGACGTGGGGCAGCTCGTCGTAATTGTCGATGTCAAAATCAATATCACTGATCCCCTCGATCTTCAAAAGGGCATTTTCAAGCGCCTGCATACGGTCCGGAATACCAAACGCGGCGGCGCGGCTCTCGGCTCTCTTGTCGTACATGATGATCCTCCTTTATCCGCGGGCGGCGGTAATGGCCGCCTCGTATACCTGGCAATACTCGGCGTTCGTCAGGCCGCCGTCGTCCGCGGCCTGCTCTATGATCCTGTTCAGCGCGTCCAGGTCCTCCGCGCTCTGGATTAAGTCAAGATACTTCTGCATGGCGATCCCTCCCGGCGCTCATATCGCCGCGACGGCCCAGCCGTAGGCGGCCAGGGCTGGCAGGCCGATAATCAGGACGGTAATAAACCCTTGTATAATCTGCTTCATGGTGTTGGCCTTTCTGCCCGCGTACAAGGCCCGCGGGCGGGCGCGTGAAATGATCCGGCGGCGTTACCAATTAAGGCTTCTGTCCCCGTCGGTATGATCCCGATTGTACTTCGTTCCTTTGGTCTCTCTAAGAATGGCGGTCCATTCCGCGCGGTTCGTAAAGCCGCCAGCCTTTGCAATGGTGGCGGCGGCCCAGCGTAGACAAAAATCTGCATTGCCGCGCTGCACTTCTTTTGAATGACGGCGGTAATTCTCGATCTCGTCCAAAAGAGATAAAGCTTGTTCTTTTGTGATGGTTTCCATTGGTGTTCCTCCTTTCGGAATGATCCGGCGGCGTTACTGCCCGGCAACCTGGGCGGCGAACTCCTCCGGCGTCATGGCGTCGGCTTCCTCGTCGGCCTGGGGCGGCTCCTCGGCGCGGCCTGTGATCTCGGCATAGGCCGCTTGCCCCTGCATGGGGCTCCCGTCGGCATATGTCATGTGTGCAAGGGTGAATTCATAGGTGAAGTTTTTCGGACCTCCGCGCAGGAAGCGGACGGGCTCGCGCCAGCGGCTTATATAAAGCATATCGCCTTTTTTGAGATTGTCCCGGCTGAACGTGATCCCGCCCAGCTTTTCAAGCGCGTCCTGATAATATCCCAGCTCGTCAAGAAGCGCCTCCAAACGGTCCAGGTCGGTATTGATCTGCTGTTGTATCTGCTCTGCCGTCAGCTTGACTTGCCAGCCGGAAGAATCGCGCGGCGTCTCGCCCGCTTCCATGGCGTCAAGATACCCCTCGTATTCCTTGACGCGCTTCGTTCTCTTGCGGATACTGCTTTCACGCTCGGCTATGCGGCGCTGTATGAATCCCTTGTCCTGCAGCTCCTTCCCGGCGGCGGTGGCGCGGGCGGTGGCGGCGCGGTCCCGCCAGTATTCCGATTTGCGGAATTCGTCAAAGCCTTTTTCGTAAGCGGCAAACATCTTTTCCCGGCGGCGGGCAAAGGCGCGGCCCGCGCTGCTGTTTATGATCGGCTGGGTGAAAAATGCCGTATCTCCCCGCATGGATTCAAGAGGCGCTTGCAGGCGCTCGGCGGCGTCGGCGCGGCCCTCGTAACGATCCGCGCGGCGTTCGGCTCGCTCCTGCTTCCGGGCCTGCTGTTCGGCAAAGGAAAGGCGCTCTCCCTCGGCTCCGGCGTCCTCCAGGCCGATTTTCTTCGCAACCTCCCGCGCCCAATAAAGATTTGGCTCTTTTGCTCGGCTGATCCAGCATCCAGACCGGCGGCCCCACAAGAAATTGCTCTTGATCTCGGCTTTTTGCTGGTCGGATAGGCCGGTATAGGTGGATTTGTCAAAGTGCAATTCCAGCTTGCCGGTCTCCTTGTTCAGGATGAAATAATCATTGCTCATGGTGTTGGCTCCTTTGTGTGAAATGGTTTTGCGGCGTTGGTTTTCCGCGACGGTCCCGGGCGGGACCGTTTCGGGCCGTGACCGGCGGCCCATCGTCAGGCGGACAGGGTATTTATAAATTCCTCCGGCAGCATGACCGGGGAAACGCTGGGACCGGCGGCGGGCTTCTCGGTCCTCTCCGGCTCGGGCTCCTCCTGGGGGACCGTTTCGGCGGCGGGCGCTGGGGTTTTCCGTGGCCGCCCTCGCGGGCGCTTCGGCGCGTCCGGCGCGGGGGCTGGATTCTTCCGGGGGCGGCCCCTGGGCCGCTTCGGTGCGGCCTCCTCCGCGGCGCGGCGGTCGGCTTTCTCGGCCTCGGCCTTGCGGCTGGCTTCCTCCGCCTCGCGCTTGCGCTGGGCCTCGGCGCGGGCTCGTGCTTCCCTCTTCCGCGCGGCAGCTCGATCCTGGGCCGCCGCGGAAAGGATTTGAAATACCGGGATTGCGAAAAAGAACAGGGCAGGAACAAAGAGTAAAAACCGATGTTCGCAGGCGTAACAAAACAGGTCGATCATAAGTCAAAACCTCCTGGAATGATTAGGCGGCGTAGGCTGCAGCGAATTCCTCCGGCGTCATGGCGGTGAGCTCGACGCGCTCCGCGAACAGCTCCGGCGTGAACGTGGGGACGGCGGTATAAATCACGCGCTTTCCGTCCGTGCGCCGGATCTGAAAAGAGGCGGTCGGGTCCTCGGCGGCGCAGGCGTCCAGCCTTTCTTTGATCTCCTCCAAACGGCTTTCGGGGTACATGGGAGCATACACGGCCTTGACCTTGTATGTGCCCTCGGCCAGGTTTGCCAGGTAATACTTTTTGTCCCCCTGCATCCGGGCATAGATAAAATATTTCGGCTCCGTGTTCCGGGGCGGCGCGGGCTCCGGCTTCGGCCTCCTGATCTTCGCCGGGGCGGGGCGCTGGACCGTTTCGGCGGCGTTGTCGGCGGGGGCGGGCGTCGGCTCCTGGGGCTTTGCCGCGTCCATCTTCTTTTTGTTGCGGACCGGCAAAATACAGGCGGTCCCGGCGTCGTGGACGATGAAAACTGGGGCGCACAACCGGGCGGCGGGGTCCGGCAAAACATACCAGGCCGCTCCGGGGAACAGGCGCAGAACGTCCAGCATATACAGGGGGTTCAAATCCGGCATGGCCTCGCCTAAATCATAGGCGGGGACATTGGTATAGCTTCTCTTTCCCTTGTGCATGGGGCGGCTTTCGTTGACAAAGGTTTTCACGGCGTCCGGGTCCGGGGCGGGTATCTCGATCACGTTCCCGGCGTCCAGGGGCTTGAATGTGGGGTCAAGGCTGATGCGCTTTGTTTCTTCCGGCAGCGTCGGCATATTCGGCAGGGGATCGCGCAGGCGATAGGCGCGGAAACCATCACAAAAGCATTGATTTCCGGCGGCGTCCGTCCAGCTATACCGGGCGATTTCCGGGTGCAGCCTGGCATGGTTCATGAGCTTCCTGCATACCTGGGCGGCGGTGCCCTCTGTATATCGCTTGTTCATGGTGTTGGCTCCTTTGTGTGAAATGGTTTTGCGGCGTTGGTTTTCCGCGACGGTCCCGGGCGGGACCGTTTCGGGCCGTGACCGGCGGCCCATCGTCAGGCGGAATAATTCAGCGGCGTTACTCGTTTTTGCATCCCGTCAGGTTGTGCCATTGGACAAGCGCGGTTTTTATCTCGTTGTGAAGCTGGGCCAGGATGTTCCAAGGCAGGCCGCCGGGGTTTTGCAGGCGGTAGTAAAAAAACTCCTCCAATTCCGACAAGCTGTTAAATACTTCTTGTTCGCTCATGGCGGTGGCCTCCTTTCAGGCGTACAGGGCGCGGAGCTCGCCGGACAGGGCGACGGCGGCGCGGTGGGCTTTGTGGGTCAGCTTCTTGTTGTAGCTTTTCATGACCGGGGAGAAGTAAAAACCGGCTTTGTCCAGGGCGGCGCGGGCGGCGTCGGTCGGGTCGGCGTCGAAAATAACGCGCGTCCGGCTCGTCTCGCCGTCAAAAAGGATTCGCCAGCCGTGGCCGGTGATCGTCTCGCCAATGAAATCTTTGGCGGGGATCGTGCGCGGCGCGGGCTCCTCCTGGGCGGGCTGGACCGTTTCGGCGGCGGCCTCGGCGGGCTCCTCCTGGGCGGCGGCTTCGTCAACCGGGGACGGCATCATGTAACCATCAATTTCCGTGTGGATCGTCTCAGGGGGATTGGCGGCGGGGATGTTGTACGGCGGGCGGTCGTCCTCCTGGGGGACCGGCTCGGCGGCGGGCTGCTCCTGGACCGCTTCGGCCTCGTGCGCGGCCCTCTCCGCTTTGGCGGCGGCCAGGGCGGCGGCGTGGTCGGGGTGGTCTTGGGGGAATCTGATCCGCTGGACCTCGGCGGCGTCCGGTAGGGTAACGAATACCATCACGGACCCGGACGGGGTGACGCTGTAACCGGCTTTGTAAGTCTTGCCGGAAACGGTGATAGAATCGGCGGCAAAGGTGAAGTTAGACATTGTTTTATCTCCTTTTCAAAAATTTTCGGAATGATTGCGCGGCGTTTGGTTTTCCGCGACGGTCCCCGGCTGGGGGCCGTTTCGGGCCGTGACCGGCGGCCCATCATCAGGCGGAATAAATCGGCGGCGTTACGCCTCGGCGGGGTGTTCGTCCTGGATGTTGAGAATCAGCTTGACGGCCTTTTCCGCACGGGCGGCGGCGCTGATTATCATACGCTTGTCATTTTTCAGCGCCTGCAGCCAGCTCTGAATATAGGCGGCGGAATTCTTGAAACTCTGCGGCGTTTCCAGGTTCAGCGTGTGCAGGATTGACGCGCTCCCGATCTCCGCGACAAGCTCCTCTTTGCTGTAGCTTTCGGACCCGAACGCGGCGACGGCGTCCGCGCCGCTGAAACGGTTCAGCCGCGTAACGTGGCCGGTGCTGTGGGTGGCCTCGTGAAATGCCGTACCGTAATATTCCGCGGTGCGGTCGAACTGCTCCCGGATAGGCAGGTGGATTAAATCGCGGGACGGGCTGTAATATGCCTCGTCGGAAATAAGCTGCTCAAGCCGAATACCCTCGCGGCGTACATAGTCCAGCAAAACGGCGTCGGCGCGTTCGTCGGGATCGGCGGCGGGGCCGTCGTTGCGGTCCCATTTTGGCGCTATGCCCTCGGTGTCGTCGATGTGGAACACCTGGAAATAACGCAGGATCGGCAGATTGATATAAACCGGCTCGCCGGCGTCGTTCGTGGCGGGCGTCCCGTCGTCGTTCTTCTGCTGCTTGGGGTAGACTTTCCAGAATACCACAAACCGCGCTTTCGCTCCCTTTTTGACCTTGCCGCCCTCGGTCTTGACCTGGTTAAAGGTCAGGTATTCGCCGGGCCGGTCCAGCAGCATTTGATTGATAAGGGAATAGGGGCGGCCGGTGGCGTGGGAGATAGCGCCGTCCGGGCGTCCGCTCCACGGCTTCCGCCAGGGAATGACGCCGCTTTCCAACTGCTCAATAATGCGGTTGGCAATCTCGTTGTAAAGGTCTTTCATGGTGTTGGCTCCTTTGTATAGAAAATTTTAGTTTCCTACCCCGCCGCGGATCGCGGCGGACGCTCCCGGCCTAAAGGCTATTTAACGTCGCCGGGACGACTTGCGCGGGGATTGCGCAGGCAAACAGGTTTTCCCGCTTGAAAATACAGAATTTTTCGCCGTTTTCAGTGGTAACGGTTCGGGTGTTTTTTAACTTGTGACGAATACACCAATCAAGCGCGCCATATGTGCGGTCGATGTTTATAGATTCTGCGACATATCCGCCGCGGAAAATCCAAAGATGCTCATAGCCGGGCGCGGTGTGGATCGTGATTTTTTCGTTCATGGTGTTGGCTCCTTTCGTTTTTCGCTCCCTCTGCATTTACCCGGGCTGGGGACCGGCGGCGGCTGCATTAGGCGGCGGGCGTTGCGGCCCGTGTTTGGACTTGCCCGAATGTCATCGCGTCGGGCTCGCTTGCTGGGGCTGCCTTTTGGGATCGTGGCGCGGGCTCGCGCTCTGCCGCCTGCCACGGCGGGCGGCTTTTGGGGGGTGTATTCCGTCAATCCCTAGCGGGGGGATGGGTCCGCGTGTTCTGTTTTCAAGGTCCGGGCGGGCTGCTATCCGCTTGGCGTGGTTTGTGGCGTTCCGTCTTGTGCCTGCCGTCTTTGGGACCGGCTCGCGTCCCTGCTGGGGGATTGTTCCGGGCTTGCCTTGCGTCCCGTGGGGCGCTTGGCTTGTGTTCGGTGTGTCCCGTGAGCATGGCCAATATAGCACGGGACACACCGAAATGTCAAGCCCTTTTTGCGAAAAAATTTTCGGGGTGTCCCGTTACCCCCTACGGGGGTAAAAAATTTCAAAATAGCTGCTTTTTTCCGCTCGGGATGGTCCGCGCCGATGGTTTTCGGCGGGTCCGCCTGGACGATCCGCGCGGCCTGGACGATCCCGGCAGGACGGACGCCGGGCGCGGTAACGCTCGCGCCCGCGGGGAAATGGATTCACGCGGGCGGCGGCGCTGCCTGCGTGAAATGATCCGGCCATATATCCGGCGGGGCGGCCTGGACAATCCCGGCGGGACGGGGGCCGATGGTTTTCGGCCTGGACGATCCCGGCGGGACGGCGGCCACGTCTGCGGGCGGCGTCTATAGCAGGGGCCGCCGGGCTGCTGCTGGACCCCTGGACGCCTTGCGGCCCTTGGGGGCGCTTTCGGGGCGCTTTCGTCATTTTCGCCAAATTGGGGGTAGGGGGAAGAATATATATAACTCCTGGGTAAACTCTCCCGCGCGCGTAAAACCCTCCGGCGGATTCCGGCGGCGTGTCTTTCGGACCGTTTCGGAATGGTTTTTGTGCAACCTGGCAGAATTGCGGCGGGGCCGCCTGGATGATCCCGGCGGAATGGGGGCCGATGGTTTTCGGCCTGGACGATCCCGGCGGCCACGATCCGACGACGGGACGACGGCAGCAGACGCGCCACGATCCGACGACGGGACGACGGCAGCAGACGCGCCACGATCCGACGACGGGACGACGGCCACGGCGGGCGGCTGGACGATCCCGGCCCGCCACGATCCCGGCCCGCCACGATCCCGGCGGGCGCTGCTCCTGGCGTCGTGGGTCACGTCGTCACGGCGGCCACGGCAGGCGGGGCAGGTCATGCCACGCCACGCCACGCGAGCGCGCGCCCCCTGGATGCAAAGCCTTATGGCTTTGCGATTCGCGCCCGCGCACGCCCGCGCCCGTTTTCTTGTACCCGCGGGCGCGTAGGTACTGTAGGCGCGTGACGCGAGCCGTGCGGGCGCTGTGAG